GGAACTAGCGGTTCTTCAGGTTCTTCGGGAACATCAGGTTCAAGTGGCACTTCAGGTTCATCAGGTTCATCTGGTTCAAGTGGTTCATCAGGTAAATCAGGTTCTTCAGGAACAAGTGGTTCTTCAGGAACATCAGGTTCATCGGGAACTAGCGGTTCTTCAGGTACTTCAGGTTCAAGTGGTTCATCAGGTAAGTCAGGTTCTTCAGGAACAAGTGGCTCTTCAGGTACTTCAGGTTCAAGCGGTTCTTCAGGAACTAGCGGAAGCTCAGGTTCAAGTGGTACTAGTGGTTCTTCAGGAACATCAGGTTCAAGTGGAACAAGCGGTTCTTCAGGTACTTCAGGTTCAAGCGGTTCTTCGGGAACTAGCGGAAGCTCAGGTTCAAGCGGAACAAGTGGTTCTTCAGGAACATCAGGTTCAAGTGGAACAAGCGGTTCTTCAGGTACTTCAGGTTCAAGCGGTTCTTCGGGAACTAGCGGAAGCTCAGGTTCAAGCGGAACAAGTGGTTCTTCAGGAACATCAGGTTCATCGGGAACTAGTGGTTCAAGCGGAACTAGTGGAAGTTCAGGTTCTTCAGGTTCATCAGGAACTAGCGGTTCAAGTGGTTCTTCAGGTTCATCAGGAACTAGCGGTTCAAGTGGTTCTTCAGGTTCTTCAGGTAAGTCAGGTTCATCGGGAACTAGCGGTTTAGAAGGTCATATAGCTATTTGGAGATACAATACTTCAACAACCATAGCTGACCCAGGTATATCTAATTTTAGATTCAATACTGCGACTTTATCATCCGTAAGTGCAATCGCAATTGATTATGAGGCATTAACACCTTCAGCAAATTTCCAAAATATACTTACACCGGCATTATTTAGAACTTGGATTAAGTTTGTCAGTGTGACAAACCCTTCAACCAATTACGCATACTATTTCATGGATGCTGACGGTGTTGACCAAACAGGTTGGGTTAGATATTTTGTAACTAACGGTATCGCATCGGGTACTTGGAGTGATGGTGAACAATTCACAGTATTCTTTGAAACTGCTGGTGATGATGGTACTTCAGGTTCGTCAGGTTCTTCAGGAACTAGCGGTTCAAGTGGTTCATCAGGTTCTTCAGGTAAATCAGGTTCATCAGGAACTAGTGGAAGTTCGGGAACTAGTGGAAGTTCAGGAACTAGCGGTTCAAGTGGTTCGTCAGGTTCTTCAGGAACTAGCGGTTCAAGTGGTTCGTCAGGTTCTTCAGGAACTAGCGGTTCAAGTGGTTCATCAGGTTCTTCAGGTAAATCAGGTTCATCAGGAACTAGTGGAAGTTCGGGAACTAGTGGAAGTTCAGGAACTAGCGGTTCAAGTGGTTCGTCAGGTTCTTCAGGAACTAGCGGTTCAAGTGGTTCGTCAGGTTCTTCAGGAACTAGCGGTTCAAGTGGTTCATCAGGTAAATCAGGTTCATCAGGAACTAGTGGAAGTTCGGGAACTAGTGGAAGTTCGGGAACTAGTGGAAGTTCAGGAACTAGCGGTTCAAGTGGTTCGTCAGGTTCTTCAGGTAAATCAGGTTCATCGGGAACTAGCGGTTCTTCAGGAACTAGCGGTTCAAGTGGTTCGTCAGGTTCTTCAGGTAAATCAGGTTCATCGGGAACTAGCGGTTCAAGCGGAACTTCAGGTTCATCAGGAACTAGCGGAAGTTCGGGAACTAGTGGTTCTTCAGGAACATCAGGAGCTGCAACTATCAACAATAACGCTAACAACAGACTTATCACAGGTAGTGACACCGCAGGAGAACTAAACGCTGAAAGTAATCTTACTTATGACGGTTCAACACTTAAAACAACCGGAGGTGGTATTGATACTGGTGGTGGAGCGATTAACACTGTTGGTGGTGGAATTAATACCGGAGCTGGTACTATAACCCTTGTTGGTGGTGACATTGACATGAGTGCTGCGCCTGGTAACATCGAAGGTGGTGGTGTTGCAAACCTTCTTAACTTTGATAACGTCACCGCAAACAGTAAGTCGTTTGATATTCCTCACCCAACAAAAGAAGGATGGAGATTGAGATACGGTAACTTGGAAGGTCCTGAACACGGAGTTTACTTCAGAGGACACGCAACAAGTAAAGTGATTGAACTCCCTGATTATTGGATAGGACTTGTTCACGACACAGATTGGACAGTTCAACTTACACCAATCTCAGGACCTTGTGTTCACTGGGTTGAGAAGATTGAAAACAATAAGGTTTACATTAACTGTCAAGATGGAACACCAAATTGTTACTTCACAGTCTTCGCAGAACGTAAGGATGTATCTAAAGTTCTGTTGGAATACAAACCGATAAAAGAATAAAGATTATAAAAGAAAAGGGGGTTGAAAAACCCCCTTTTTTATTTAACGATTGTCAATATAAATAATAACTTCATTATAATACTCTATAAAATGTTCGTTCCATAAGTCCCATTTTATATCAAAACCATCAATAGAGTATATTTCAAATTTTTTAAATTTAGTTAAGTAGTTGTCTCTAAAATTTCTAAATTTATTCTTATTCAGTGGGGTATTCAAATGCCACTCACCTGTAATTTTTTTCACATTCAAAAGAATATACTCAATATTCTCATCGTTGAATATATCGTATTCACCACCTTCACAATCAGTTTTCATAAAATCTATCTTACCCAATGAATATAAATCTATAAATGTTGAGAATTTAATAGACTCCATTTCATTTTCCCCACCAAAAAGTTGTGAATTTTCAATAATATTATTTTCGGGTCCAATCCCTTTGAATATTTGAGTTACAGGATTACCTATAGTGTTTTTAACTAAAGTTTTAAACTCTTTTTTACTTGGCTCAAAACAAAAAACGTGTTTTGGATTTTTATGTAAAATTGAATATGTGAAAGGACCAAGACTTGCCCCGATATCTAAAACAATATCACTTGGTTCCACTTCAAAAAATCTTTCATAAATCCTCCATTCAAAAATTTCAGATATTAAAGAATTCTTATGAAACTCACTTATATGAATTGCAGAACCATCTTGATTTATGTGCCAAAGATATTGTGTCTCACCATCAACGTCGTATTCAACAGGATTACTCATCCAACCCCAATCAAAATTTGAAATATCTATCATATTGGTAAACTATTGAACACTGTTAATGGTGAAATAGACTTTTCACAAATGTGTTGTTTATCCGTTCCTTTCCAAACAGGACACCAATCCCAATCACCTGGGTCAAACTTAAAGTTGGTATTTGCCCAACAAGAGTTACAAGCGTTTTCGTTGATTATTCTTGTGATGTTGGTTTGAAACTCGTGGTGTTTGGGGGTGAATCCACTAATCATTACGGTATGTTTACCAACACCCCAATTCATCCAAGCCATGCCTGAACTTGGGGATACTAAGAATTCTGAATGATAAAGGATGTTAAGTGCATCATTGAGAGATTTTCCGTAAATACATTTCGCACCTTTAACAGAGTATGGTTTTGTTGTAAGAATTACAACTTCATAACCTTTTTTAATTAATTGGTCTGTTAAGTAACACCATCCTTCATAAGTCCATTCTTTACAACCCGCTGTTGATTCGGGAGCCAAGACAACGTATTTGTTTTTGAATGGTCTTTCCTTTACATCAAAGAAAATACCATAATTACGTTCAACATAATCAAGACCTAAAATATCTGTTGCGGTTTGTTGAAGTGGTAGTGTTTGAATATAGTTCGGATAACTGTCTAACTTATTCCATTTTCCTTCTTCAGACATAAACCAACCAACTCTATAAAGTGCGTGACAGTTTGTAGAACGTCCTGGTTCAATAAATTCAATACTTTCATAGTTAGGGTTATTTTTAAACCAACTATTGTGGAAGGTACTCAAAACTACCTGACAGTTATGTTTTTTCTGAAATTCTATTGCATATGGTGCCCAAGCAATTGTATCACCAATTGATTTTGATTCAAATGAAATAAGAACTCTTTTTCCTGTTAAATCAAGTTCCCCAACAATTTTACCATTAACTCTAATCCTCCACTTTGTATAATATTTTCTACCACATTGAACCCAATGATTGTTTTTCATGGTATGAGAATGAATTACATTATCTTTCTCATCTAAAAACTCAACAAAATAAGTTCTATCTTCATCACCTGATATATCAACCTTTGGGCCGTCAAGATAAAAAACAGAAATTTTATTATTGTCAACGTCGGTCTTTTTATGGTTTTTCATGAACTCAACAACGGTATTATAACCGATTTCACCAATTCTTTCCCAAGAGAATTCTTTATGAATCTCAATAGCATCTTTAATTGCGTCTAATTTACATTGTTTGTAATTTTTATAAACAAACCTCATCTTTTCTGATAAATCATTGAAATCAGGTTCATAATAGTTTCCTGGTAAATCGCTCATTGTGTATCTACCGTAGTCATTTGAATTCGCCGGTTTTTCACCAATAATCTTTACAGGAATACCCTTACCTTCGGCAAACTCCATTTGAGCGCAACACTCAGAATAAATTGACGGGGTACCACAAGCCATGGCTTCGATAAGTGGTAAGTTCCATCCTTCAGACCTTGCACAAGAAACAAACACGTGACCTGTTTTAAGGTATTTGATATAATCTTCTCTTGTTGGGAAGTGAATCATTTTGATTCTTGGGTCAGTTAGACCGTAAGCCTCCAATCGTTCCTCAGTGGTTTTATAACCATCCATTTCTTCACCCCACATATTGTCAATCGACACAACCAAATCTACGGGTTCGTCAGGTGAGAACGTCTTTAAGAATGTTTGAATTATTTCCTTGGTTGATTTTCTGTAATCCCAACGACCAAACAATAGAAACTTGAACCGACCATCATTATATTGTTCCAACTTTTCAACTTCTTCAGGAAAGAATGTATGAATATCAACACCTTCAGGTACAACTTTAACTTTGTTTGGGTTAGCGCCTTGGTTGATAGTACATTCTCTTTGCCATTTACTTGGAACCCAAATCTCGTCGTACTTTAAAAGTTCGTTGAAGAACTCTTCAGGTTGTAAAGTTGATTCCCAAACGTTATACGCTATTTTTGGACCAACATAATCTTGATAGAAGATATGATGGTTTGTTTCACTTAATACAATGTTAACGTCTTGAAAAAACTCTTTTGACTTGTCAGGGTAAATTAGAAAGTCCTCTAACTTACCTTCAGAGTTATACAAAATCTGTTTGTATAACATTGATTTATCGACATCATTAATGTAAGGTTCGTTATCATGGGGGGTTAAGTTATAACCATTCCAACTGTTACCAACAGTAAAGTTTCTTACTTTAACTTTTGTGTGTTTTGATAGTTCTCTTAAAAAATCTCTTGTGTGGTTATTATACCCTGTTGTTCCGATGTAAGACCCATGAACATAAATTTTTGGTTTTTCCATATAAAGTGTTAAGTTGATTATTGAAAATATATTATTTTATTCTATTTTTTCAACATATGGCAAATGGTATTTATAAAATTACAGAAGATTTTGAGAAAGCTCTTTCAGATTATACGGGTGCACCATATGTGATTACCGTAGATAATATGAGTAATGCTTTGTTTTTGGCGTTGTATTATGAAAAAAACGTTAAAAAAAGTATTACTGATGATAAAGTAGGAATTCCTTGTAGAACATATCCTTCGGTTCCGTGTGAGATTATTCATGCGGGTCTTAAAGTTGATTTTGAACCTATTGAAGGTAAAACAATTAAAGGTATGTACCAACTCAAGGGAAGTAATGTTTGGGATTCGGCATTAAGTTTTACAGCTGATATGTATAAACCAAACCAACACATTTGTGTTTCATTCACAGGTCCTTACAAACATTTCAAATTAAGTAAGGGTGGTGCAATATTGACAGATAGTCTTGAGGCGTATCACTGGTTTAAAAGAGCGAGATATAGTGGAAGACGTGAATGTTCTTATCATGACGATTACTTAGATATGATAGGGTGGAACTTCTACATGATGCCTGAATTGGCTGCAAGAGGATTACTTCTTATGAACCAATTCTACAATCTTGATGGTAGTAAAAAACATAACGAGGATTTGGAATTACCATATCCTGATTTATCAAAGTTTGATGTTTATAAACAATGAAAAAAGCTTTGATTGGGTATGGGGGACACGCTCGTGAGGTTATGGCTCAAATGGGAGTTAAACTTACTTGTTTTGTTGACGATGAATATGTTGTTGAAGGAACACTACCATTATCAAAGTTTAACCCAAAAAAATATGCTTTGATGGTTGCAGTTGCAGACTCAAAGGATAGGTTTGATATAGTTCAAAGATTACCAAAAGAAACAAAATATTTTACTTGGATTCACCCAACTGCTTTAATCATGAGTGATGATGTTGAAATTGGTGAAGGTAGTTTTATAGGTGCTCATTCAATCTTAACAACTAATATAAAAATAGGTAAACATGCGTTACTAAATAGAGGTAACCATATTGGTCACGATTGTGAAATTGGTAATTATTTTAGTGCGATGCCAGGAGCAATTGTTTCAGGTAATGTTACAATTCATGATTTAGTTTATATGGGTAATAATTCATCAATTAAGGAAAAATTATCAATTCATTCATTAACAACTATAGGTATGAATGGTGCGGTTGTTAAAGACATAGAAGAACTAGGAATTTATGTCGGTGTCCCAACAAAAAAAATATTATAATGAAAGATTTAATCTTAATTACCGCTTATTGTCCTGACGAACATAGAGAAAATATTCTAAGAAATTTAGTAAATTCACTCTTAAAATTTAAAGATACTTTTGATACTTTAATTGTTAGTCATACACCAATCCCTTTTGATATTCAAAATAAAGTTAATTATTGTTTTTATGATAGTAAAAATGAGATACTTACTGATTGGGATTTACTTAACCAACCTTGGTTTAATCCAAATAATGAAAGAAGAATTCAGTCTTCATTTTTAACTGGAAAAAATACACATCTTGCAATATGGAGAATGATGATATTGGGATTTTCGTTAGCAAAAAATATGGGATATAACAAAGTTCACCACATTGAGTACGATTGTAATATTGAAAACATTGAAGAGTTTAAAAATAACTCTGTATTATTAGATGAATTTGATTCTGTAATTTATATTGATAGTAGAGAAAATGTTGATGACATTTTATTCGGAAGTTTCCAATCATATTTGTTACCAACATTAGATAAGTTTCTGATTAATTTAGATGAGGGAAAAATAGTTGAGATGATTAGACAATCAGAAACTAAATCACCTGAATTGATGCTTCAGAAAATATTGGAAGATAGTGGAAAAGTTTTTAAAAAAGACAGACATAGTCTCGAAGTAAATGGAAATAAATTCGGTATAATTGATGGACAAGTTGGTGTTAAGTTTATACCATGGGCGGTACCTTTTTACGATAAATTAAACGATACTATTGGATTTGTTGTTTGGAATACAAAAAATCAAAATGGTGTTGAACACATTATAATTCTTAATAATGATAGGATTGTTAATATACCAACAACATTATTAAACCATTGGAGATTAGTTAATTTAGGTAATGTAAATGAAATCCAAAGTATATTAATAATTGAAAATGGTGAAATTAGAAATAAATTTAAATTAAATAGTAATGAAGAAATTGATATCTTCAAAAAAAGTAGTTTCAGATATAAAGAATCATTTCAAATATGAATATAGAAAACATACATCTTTGGCATGCAGATAGGGGTACCTATTTTGACCGACATGTAAACATAATTTCATGGAGTGACCAATACAATGTTAGGGTTGGTAAATACAATTCAATTGGTAGGGATTGTAATTTTTTCTTACACGCTAATCACAGACCTGACTGGGTTACAACCTCATCACAACTTTGGGGTCCTGTAAATCACGAGATTGCTCAAATGCATATGGATATGGGCCACCCATCCTGCAAAGGTGACATTATTATTGAAAATGACGTATGGATTGGTGCTAACTCAACGATTATGTCAGGTATAAAAATTGGTAATGGTGCTATAGTGGCGGCTGGTTCTACAGTTACTAAAGATGTTCCTCCATACGCAATTGTTGCCGGTAATCCTGCTAAAGTTGTTAAGTATAGATTTACCGAAGAGCAAATTGAAAAACTATTATCAATTTCTTGGTGGGATTGGGATGAACAAAAAATTAGAGACAATGCAATGGATATGTGGTCCGATGATATAGATGGGTTTATTAATAAGTTTTATGGAAATTAAAAAAATAATATTTGCAAGTGATGACTCTTATTTCTTAGAGTTTTGGCCAATTCAGGCTAAATTGTGTCGAGAAATATTTGGTTGGGAACCAGTCCTTTTTAAAATTTCTGATGAAGATAGTGAGTTCTATGATGATGGAAACGGATTGGTAAAAAATGTTAAATTTGTTGAAGGAATACACACAGCAATTCAAGCCTGTACCGTTAGAATGTTCGGTACCAAATACTTTCCTGATGATGTTTGTATTTGTGGTGATTTAGATATGTTGATGATTAATAAAAATTATTTTGTCGAACAACTAAAACACTACTCAGAAGATTCTTTAGTTATCATGTCGAGTGATGCATATGACTTAAGCAGACCTGAATCAAATGACTTGTTTCAAGAAGAACCACTACCATTCAAACAAGAGATGTATGGTTATATCTACAACGCAGGTAAGGGTAAAACTTTTACAAAAATTTTAAATTCTGATTGTTCTTTTGACGAATTTATGAATAGACACTCAAACTACAAAGATGGTTATAAAATTATGTGGTTGATTGATGAGTTCTATTTTTCAGATTGTGTAAATACCAATCAACACGATGTTGAAATCATCAAATTAAAACGAGGGCATTATAGTAAATTTTTAACCCCAAGGAGAATTGAAAGACATAACTTTCCTGTAGAATTAAAATGGGACGGTGAAATAGAAAACCAAAAAAAATATGGGGTGTATGATTTAGATAAGTTGAAACAAGGTTTTTATATTGATGTTAATTGTGTTAGACCTTACAGTGATTATAAAGATGCTATTGATGAGGTTGTAAATATTATTCTTGAAAATCAGAACAATAGTGATATGTATGGTCTGGGTCTAAAATACAATACAGACAAAGTATTGGAACATAGATATGATAGAATTTATGAAAAGTTTTTGGAACCATTAAGTAATAAAAAAATAAAATTATTTGAAATTGGTTCTGGTAGCGAAGCGGCGTCTTTTAGAATGTGGATTGAATATTTTAAAAACGGTATGATTTACGCTATGGATATCTCTGAAGAAAGAAATCAAGAAAGAGGTATTATGTATAAAGGTGACCAAAGTAAAATCGAAGACTTGGAAAGAATGTTTAATTTGATAGGTCAGTGTGATGTTATTATTGATGACGGAAGTCACCAACCACAACACCAAATAGAAACATTTAATTACCTATTTGAAAATATGTTAAAAGAAGGTGGAGTTTACATCATTGAAGATATTGAATGTAACTATTGGAATCCCAAAGAAACCATATATGGATATGAGATTGGTAATTATAATGTTATTGATTATTTTTCTTCAGTCCCACACAAAATAAACTCTAACTTTAGTAGGGTTAAAAATCACCAAAATATTGAATCAATTACGCATTATAAGAATTGTATTATTATAACTAAAAAAAGTGTTGAAGAAATTTTAGGTGTTAAAAAAGATTATAGATTTGGATTTATGTTATGAAAAAAATAGTTTTAATTAGTACATATTGTGACACAATAGAAAAAATTGAAATTCTAAAAGAAAATATTATTAAAATAAAATCTTTTGGATTAGATGTTTTAGTAATAAGTCCATTAACATTACCATCAGAAATTATTGAATTGTCTGATTTTGTTTTCTTTACTAAAGAAAATCCTTTATTGCTTTGGCCTGTTCGTTCTTTTACTTTTTGGAAGTCAGTCTATACTGATGAAGGGTGGGTTAAAATGCACCACAATTTGGCGGATTATGGATGGGCTGGATTATACCAAGTTAAAAAGTTATCTCAAATTGCATTATCTTATGATTATGACATTTTTTATCATATGATATATGACTTAGTAATTGATGACGTTGTAGAAAACGAACTAACTAACGACACTACAAATATCATCCACCCAAGAAGAGACCCACATAATCCTGATACGTTATGGGAAACAACTTTACACTTTATGGTTTTTGATAGACCTATGATGGAAAAAATTGTTAGTGAAATAGAACTTGATGAGTATTTGAGAACAAATGGTGTCGCAGAAGGTGAAGTTTTAAAATGGAAAAATAAATACAATATACCAACATCAAACCAACCCGTTAAAGACCTAATTTATTATTGGGAGGACACAGATTTTTTTAATTACTCTAAGAATGAGAAGTATAAATTATACTTTAATAAGAACGATGATGGGGAAATTTGGTTAGAAGATGGACCAACAAAAGGATGGATTAACGGTAAATTAAAAATTTTCTTCTATGATGTCAAAGAAAATATTGATTTTAGTTTAAATATTAACGGAGATACACATAACTTCAAGATTAATGACACGGTGGTAATTGAATTAGATTACGACTCAACTAAAATAGATGAATTTGTAATTTTTGATGGTGAAATGACTTATGATTATTCGGATACCATAAAAAAAACAAATCGTAACATATTTTACTACGATGAAATACCTTTTGAAATAGATTACTCACACGAAATACGTATAAACACTAAAGATTTGATTAGAGTATTTAATAAAGATAAACTACCATTTTCATTTGAATTTAAAAGACAAATTAACCAGCGTAAAATTTGGGATGTAAAATTATATTCAGATTCTTGGGCAACATTTCCTGATACTGAAATTGTCGATGTTGTTGTCAAAGACAATCAAGATGAACTGGTGTATCATAGAAAATGGGATGTAAATACTGATGGTGATTTTATTTACAAAAAGTTGTGGAACTATTGTAAAAACAAAGAAAAATCTAAAGGTGTTGTTGTTGGAACTCATAATGGTGAATTTGGTGAATGGGTTCCTGTTGCGATTGATAAGTTATCCGAAATAACACTTATTGAGGTTAGTAAAAAACAATTCAATGAGTTAATTAAAAATTACTCGTCATTTGAGAATCTAAAATTTATAAATCAACTAGTTACTAAAGATGGAACTGATACGGTCTTTTACGAAGGTGGTAAAGGGTATACAAACACTGTTGTAAAAAGAGTTATTGATTATTGGGAGACAGAACCAATAACTGAAACTGTTAGAGAATCAATTAAATTTTCTGAATTAATAACACCTGATGTTAATTGGGTTCACACTGATGTGGAAGGTATTGATTTTGAATTAATAATGTCATTAACGGATGAACAATTATCACATCTTGACATTATTATTTATGAATATAATAACTCAAGTGACAAGGAGAGAGAATTGATTAATAACTTTTTAATTGAAAAGGGATTTCAAACCTATAGAGAAAAAGGTGTCTCAATTGCCTTTAAGAAATAACCTCTATTGATGTCCTACCATCGTTCCAATAGTTAACATCACCATACCAAACAAAAATTTCTTCTTCTGGTTCAATATCACGATGTGCAACAAATTTAAATGTTCTTGTTTCGTTATCTGAAAACCAATAAGCGTTTGGACTTTCACTGTGATTATAAAGACTACCGAACCCTAAAGAAATAACTTGTTCTTTCCAATCTGAAGTTCCCGATGGCCAATTGAATCTATAGTCAATAAACAAAGGACTTACTTCACCGAATTTCATTGGTAGTGACAAAATTGGACATACTTCAAAAATTTCATCTTTGTTAATTTTTTCACTTGCAAAAACACCTAATCCGTGTACAGGTGAATTTTTTACATAAATTTTTTGGGGAGGGTGAATATTCAATGTCATAATATTACTTTTTTAAAAAAATAGTTTATAATTATGTTATTGAAAATAGATTATGAAAAAAGTTATTGTTACAGGAACAAGAGGTTTCATCGGGAAATCATTAGCATTTCAACTTGAAAGAGATGGTTATTTAGTCACTCAATTTGATGATTCATATTTTTTAAACTTAAATTGGGGTGAAAAATTATTACAAATACTTGAAAGTATGAATTATGATGCGGTATTCCATGTTGGAGCGTGTTCAGATACTTTAGAAACCAATGTTGATTATATGATGACTCGTAATTACGAATCAACTAAAATCATAATGGATTGGTGTGTTAAGAATAACAAACCAATGATTTACTCATCATCTGCTGCGAATTATGGAACTAATAATTTATATCCATCAAACTTATATGGTTGGAGTAAATATGTTGGTGAGGGATATGTAATATCCAATGGAGGCATTGCTCTTAGATATTTCAATGTCTATGGACCAGGAGAAGAAGACAAAGGTAAAATGGCGTCCGTTGCTTATCAGATGTTTATAAAGAATACTAAAGGTGAAAAAATAACACTGTTCCCGAAAAAACCACAAAGAGATTTTGTTTACATCAAAGATATTGTTTCAGCCAACATTCATGCGTTGGAAAACTATGAAGAATTGGGTAGTAAATACTATGAAGTAGGTAGTGGTACCGCAAGAACCTTTGAAGATGTCCTTAATAATATGGGTATTGAATATGGTTATACATCAGAAGATGTAATTCCAAATGGATATCAATTCTATACGTGTAGTAATAAATCAAAATGGATGAATGGTTGGGAATCCAAGTGGGATTTAGAAATGGGAATAAAAGATTACAAAGAATATCTTGAGAAAAAATGAGAATGTACGAAACAATGGCATTAAGCCGTTCAGGACACCACTCAATTAAAAATTGGATTATTAGAAATTTAGTTGGTTTCCAATTAGAGTGGAAATTCAAAATGATTAATGCTTCAGGAACTAATTTTTTTCATTTAGGTGAGGCAAACCACGATATACCATTAAGTTTTAAATTTTTAGATGAACATAAAGAATCTATTGGTTTAATTTTTGTCAATTATGAAGACGCTCCTTATGATTATACTATCTTTAATGAAGATAGAATTTATAAGGCACCATTATCACTTGAAAAAAGAAACGAATATAATATAGACCATTTAGGTCGGGTTTGTTTTTTAAGAGATTTTTATAATAATTTATCATCACGTATTCGTTCAAATGAGAGAACCATTTTTACAAAATGGGACACTCAAGAACCACATCTTTTTAAAGTTGATGAGATATTCATTGAACGTTGGAAGAGTCATGCAAGGGCTTGTGCAAACAACCAAGTATCTTTTTTAAAGTTTGAAGATTGGATTAGTAATAAAGAAGTTCGTGATAAATTTTTGTTTGAAACTTTTGGTGTCAAAGACCATTATGGGTTAGACGGTATTAAAGGAAGTCAAAGTTCTTTTCAAACATGGGATAAAGTTGAAGAAAGATATCATGAATTAAACTTAAGTGATAAGATGAAAGACTTGATTTCATCTGATGATGAATTACATCATTTAATTAGTGACTTAGGTTATAAAAAAATAAATTTGTAAAATGGAAAAACCAAAGGTAATTAACGCAATTGAATGTGAAGGGTGTAATGTTCCCAAAGGATGGGGACATGAAGTGATATTCGTGAATAACGAATTATATTGTGGTAAACTATTAGTGTTCAAAAAAGGTGCGAAATTTTCAATGCACTACCACCTAATAAAAGATGAGACTTGGTATGTTGATGAAGGTGAATTTATCTATAGATGGATAGACACCAAAACCGCTGAAGTCATTGAGCAACATTTAAAAGTTGGTGATACTGTAAGACAATTACCAGGTCAACCACACCAGTTGGAGGCTTTGACCGATGGAACCGTATTTGAAGTGTCAACACAACATTTTGATTCTGATTCTTATCGCGTATGGAAGGGAGACAGTCAACCGAAATAAAGGTTTGGGTTAATGGTTCTTTTGATGTTCTTCACAGAGGGCACATTGAACTCATTCAATTTGCGTCAAAGTTTGGTACTTTAAGAGTAGGGATTGACACTGATGAAAGAATAAAAGAATTTAAGGGACATAATAGACCCTTCAATTCTTTTGAGGACAGAGAATATTTTATGTCTAAGATTAAAGGTGTTAATAGTGTGGTTGGATTTGGAACAAGGGAAGAACTTGAAAGACAAATTAAAGAATGGAATCCTGATATCTTAGTTGTTGGTAGTGAATACGAAACTAAAGAAGTTATTGGTGGTCAGTTCGCAAAACAAGTTATCTTTTTTCCAAAAGTAGGAGAGTTCTCTACAACAAAAATATTGAGAGATAGATGAAAATTAATGAGATACCAGTAATATTACATTCAATGGATTCATATTCCAAATTTTGGAATCCATGGTATCACTTATTTAATTTACATTGTAAAAATCACGGACCAATTATCTTTTTATCTGAAGAAAAAGAACCTGATTTTGTGAATGATGTTACTCACATTAAAACTGGTAAAGGTGAGTGGGGTGAAAGACTATTAATTGCTTTAGAACAAATTGAATCTGAACTTGTATTTTATATGCAAGAGGATTTTTGGTGTATTAAAGATTTTGAATTAAAGGATAATATTCTTGAAATGTTTGAAGAATATAAAATGGACCAATTACATATTAAGGAAAATATTAATCTAATAAAAACCATTAAAATTAAAGATAATTTATTAAAGTTTGCTCAAGATTCTGAATATACTCAGAACCATCAATTTGGTCTTTGGAGAAAAAGTAAATTAAAAGATAATGTTTTACCTAACGAGAATCCTTGGGAAAATGAAATAAATGGTAGTATTCGTTTGAATAAAAATCCACATAATATTTATCTATTAGATTATCACTGGTATATTAGTGTTTGTCGTAGAGGTGAAATAATGCCTCGGGGACAAAAAATTATTGAAAAATATGGTATCAACTTCTAACCTGAATTACATTACACCAAACAAAACTATTGAGGAAACAATTGGGATTATTAAAGATAAAATCTTAAATAAAACACCGTTTGCATTAACAAGATTTGGTGATGGTGAAATTTATATTTTAAACCGTTCAGGTGGTGGTGGTTTTGAGGAAAAAAATTGCAAACTTTGGGGATATAAATACCCTCAAGAAGTTAATCAATTTTATGGTGATGCTGGTGATATAATAAAAAACGCTTTTGTTAAATCCGACATAATTGGGTTGATGGACCCGAAGACAAAAATTGTTAATATTGCGTACAATTACAATACTTGGTCTATTGAAAAGTTTAAAGCTGAGTTGTGGGGAACTAATTTAAAAAACATACAAGTATGTGACCACATGATTGCACGTAGTCCACAACTTGGGAATGTTAATCAATTAAAAGACATACTTGATGGTGTATCTGTAAACATTGTCTCACCTAATACCGAATTATTATCAACAAAAAAACTTGAAGAAAAGTTACAAACAACTGTAAACTTTACAACACACTCTAAAGAGATTAACTTTAGAAATAGAGATGAGTTTTTAAAATCTTTTGAGAATATTAAAGAAGATGTTGTGTTGTTAGGTGTTGGTTTACAAAAAGATTATGGGGTAATTCTCAGAGATGAGTTTGGTAAGATAGCTCTTGACATGGGAGCAACTATGGATGCTTGGGCTGGCATAATAAGTAGACCTTGGTTTAATAAAGGTCAATCTCAAGAATATTTGTTAATGTAATGGCAAAAATTTTAGTTATAGGTGAACTTTGTGTTGACCGATTTGTGTATTGTGAAATAAAAAGATTGTGTCCTGAGGCACCTGTTCCGGTATTGAACCCGATTCAAACAACCACCAACAATGGTATGGCGGGTAATGTTGTTGAAAACTTAAAAACTCTATTACCTGAGGGTGATATTGTTCATTGGTATCAACACAATAAAATTGAAAAAACAAGATATGTTGAGAAAAAAAGTAATCAAATGATTACACGTGTTGATGAGGGTGAATTACAACCATGTGAAAGTTTGAATTTTCTTTCACCTGAACAGAAAAAAACTATCATGGAATCCGATGTTGTTATAATAAGTGATTATAATAAGGGATATGTTAGTGAACAAATGATTCGTGATATAAGTAAAATTGCTAGTTTATCTATTTTAGATACTAAGAAGAAATTGAGTTGGGATATTATTGAAAATATTTCTTTTGTCAAACAAAATGAAATAGAATATAATAACAATAAAAATTTGGTTGACGAACATCCCGATAAATTTATAATAACTTTGGGTTCTAAAGGAGCGATGTATATGGGTAGTATTTATAGGTCACCAAAACCACAAGATACTATAGATGTTAGTGGCGCTGGTGATACTTTTGTTGCATCATTTGTATCCTACTATATCAAAACAAATGACTTAATTCAATCAATATCTTTTGCAAACGAGGTTTGTTCAGATGTGGTAAGTAAAAAAGGAGTATCCTTACCCGATGAGAAATTTAAGATTTCTTTTTGATTGTTTTTTCAGGAGATTTTGTTTCTAACATCTCCATTAACTTTAGTGATTTTTTATAATTCTCCTCAAGTTTGTCCAACTCTTTTAATGGAACATTATTTTCACATGCTGAGAGATATCTATCCTCAGCCTCCTCAATTACTTTCTTGATTGTTTTTAAAAGTCTCACAATTATAAATATATTGAAGAATTCCTTTATTAATCTCATAATAACTATATCTTTTTTTGATGAAAAATATCATTTGGGTATTTATTAGGTAGAGATTTCTTAGATGGCAACCGCATATATTCAATTACAGTGTTGTAAAAACCCTTTTAATATTGTTACTCTTAACAGTGTATCAAGTCCGTTATATCCATCGGGAATTATTTCTGTTGGTGATGTTTTCAGGGCTGTAGGCGGCGGTGGTGTTTGTTTTGAGATTGTATACGGACCATCTTTAGTTAATCCTGGTTCTGGAAATAGTACTTTTGTTGGAACAGTAACATCATTACAGTTAGTCGCAACTGATTGTACTGACCCTGCGTGTGGTCTTGGTGCATGTTCATTGGCGGTTACTTTAATTCCTTCACCAACACCAACACCAACTCAAACAAAAACACCTACTGTAACACCAACAAGAACACCAACAAGAACACCAACAACAACACCTTCAGTTACACCCACTCAAACAAAAACGCCAACTGTAACACCAACGGTTACAAAAACTCCTACACAAACTCCAACACCAACAATATCTCCTGGACAAACTCTAACTGATGTTTTAGTAGAAGACTGTTGTACTGGTACTGTACAATTAACCATTACGGTACCAAATGCGAGTTCAAGTGTTGGACTTGTATATGATGTTGATGGATGTTGTTTTGAAATTATTTCAGGAACACCAGGGGCTTCTATTGGTGTTTACAAGACTTTTCATAATTCTTGTGTTGAGTGTGAAGGAGTTAATCCTTGTTTTGATTGGACAGCAACGTTAATAGATTGTTGTGATGGTACAAATACATCATCAATTGATGCTGCGGGATGTACGGTACCAATAAATGGTAATGTTATTTCTTATTTAGGCACTTGTTGGGAAGTTCAGAGTGTTACTTTAGGTGGTACAGGTTCTGTTTTAATACAATCTACCGAAATTTTCTCAAATTGTTCTGAGTGTGTTATTTGTCCATCTCCAACACCAACATTAACACCAACACCGACTGAAACACCAACAAATACTCCAACCATCACACCTACCAATACACCAACAAATAGTTTAACACCAACAAATACTCCTACAAATTCACCAACCAATACTCCTACAAATTCACCAACACTTACACCAACAAATACTCCAACCATCACACCTACCAATACACCAACAAATAGTTTAACACCAACAAATACTCCTACAAATTCACCAACCAATACTCCTACAAATTCACCAACACTTACACCAACAAATACTCCTACAAATACACCAACCAATACTCCTACAAATACACCTTCACTTACGCCAACAAGTTCTTTAACACCGTCAGTTACTGTGACACCAACAGAATCCGTAACTCCAACGGTGACTCCTACAAATAGTACTACACCAACCAACACTGTTACCCCAACAATTACACCAACTAATACCATAACTCCAACGTCTTCTGTTACACCAACAGGTACACCACCATTAACGCCATCAACAACACCAACCAATACACCGTCAGTAACTCCGACAGAATCTTTAACACCAACAGTTACTCCAACTAATACAATTACTCCAACTAATACAATAACTCCAACTAATACAATAACTCCAACGTCTTCTGTTACACCAACAGTCACACCATCGGTTACTCCAACAGACACACCAACTTCTACACCTACTAATACACCATCAATTACGGCATCGGTAACTCCATCGGATACACCGACATCAACGCCAACAATTACACCAACTCCAACAGAGTCTGTAACACCAACACATACTCCCACAAATACGCCAACAACGACTCCAACGGTAACTCCTACAAACACGCCTTCTATTACACCAAGTATATCAGTAACTCCAACGGTAACTCCTACGGTTACTCCATCGGAACCTTATGACATTTATTTATTTCAAGATTGTTGTAACCCAAGTAACGTATTTAGATTCCAAAATGTTTCGGGTATTTTAAATGAGGGTGATACCTATGGTATTACAGGACCTTCATTTACAGGGTGTGCGACAGTAATACCATATGTTGCAAGTGGTCCAATTTATAATGCTGTTGGACATACACTTACGTTTTATTTAACTTGTAATGATTGTTTTACGTTACAACCATACGTATGTCCCTCTTTGACACCAACCCCAACTATAACCCCAACCAACACTCCAACAACAACGCCAACTTCAAGTGTTACACCGACACTAACACCTACATCATCAGTTACACCTTCTGTGTCGGTAACTCCTTCGGTTTCTGTTACGCCATCAGTATCTGTTACACCAACAGTTACAAAAACACCAACAGTTACTCCAACAACAACTCCAACCGTTACACCATCAGTATCTATAACACCAAGTGTTTCGGTTACACCAACTATCACACCTTCAGTAACAGATACCCCAACAATTCTTTGTAATTGTTTGGAATATGATATAACAAACACTAGTGACACTACCTTTGCTGAAGTTAGTTACATTGATTGTTATGGAAATGAATTGACCGTTGAATTGGCACCTTTAGAGGTAACAACATATTGTGTTTGTGAAGATACTATAATTGCACCTTCTGAGGTAATTGTGGTTCAAACAGGTATTTGTGTAATTAATCCAACACCAAGTCCAACAAGAACCCCAAATGCTACTCCAACACCAACACCATCGGTGGGTGTGTGTGCAACTACAGAATTTTGCTTGAGAACCAGTCTACCTGATTTGGTAGATTACTCAGGTAACTATGAAATTGGGGGAACATATAACTCAAGATATTATTATACAGGAGATAGTGTTACAACAGGTTACATTTACTACACAGGTTCGTTTTGGTGTTTAAGTGATACTTTGGGTGGTAGTTGTTTATTAGAGGGAGCACACCCATGTTATAATCCTTGTCCTGACATTTCAGCCAACTACTTTACAACAGGAATTTGTCCAACACCAACGCCTTCGCCGATAAATTGTAACACTTTAGATTTTGTTGCGTATTTTGATTGTGACTATGTTCCATATCCATCACCAACACCATCAATAACTTGTGACGTAGTTAATTTTGAATTTACTAAGTTTGCGGTTACGCCAACACCGACACCATCAACACCTACATGTAATACGGGTATTGATTTTGATTTTGAAAGATTCTTACCTGAAACTCCATCACCAACCCCAACATTATCTTTAAGTCCAACAAGAACTGTGGATGTTGCTGGGGCTGTGACATACAGATTTGTGGATGATGCATTTACTTGTGTAACCACAAAAGTATTGAAGGATTGTCAAAGTGACCTTGAGTTCTATACAAATGATTCACTTGTGTTTAGTGGAACACCTTTAGTTGCTGGTACAACATTCTTAGGAGTACTTAACGGGGATATCTTCTGTTTAACTTATGTTAGAAATGATGAGAATTTATCTTCTAACTCAACCGTTAGTGAAGTTAAAGCCATGTATGGTAATTGTGTGGATTGTGAAGTTGCGTTTACACCAACACCAACATTAACACCAACAATGACACCAACACCTTCAATTACACCGACATTAACACCAACACCATCATCAACTAACGTGGCATGGATATATGTATTCCAATCTTGTTCTCAGAATAGTTTTGGATATTCTCAGACAACAGTTCTTCAAACTTCATTTGTTGAATTTGCATTAACACCAACTAAATCATTCAAAGACTCAGAAGGTAATTGTTGGGTATATGTTGGACAATACCAAAGTTACTACCCTGTGGGTAATACCAACATCATAAACTACAGTGGTGATTATTTCGCGGGACTACAAACAGTTGTTTACCAAGATTGTGAAACTTGTGTTGGTTCAACAGGTACTAATAGTCAAATCGCTTGTATTTCTTGGGATGATGCGAATTATAATAATAACTTACCTGACCAGTGTGGAGGATATACAAGAACAGAAAATAAAATAACGGTTACATTATTAAATAACGGAATTCCTGTAGCTGCAACACAAACCGTACAAGTGGTATTTGAAATGGAAACTTTTGACTGTTTAGGTAACAGTACTACTGAACTTACAGTAACAATCCAACAAGGTCAAACAACAGGTTCTAAAGTATACAACTCGTCAACTTGTGATATTTGTCCTTACACTTCATTACCTGATACGGTATCAACAAGTCCTTTGATGGTTAAAAGTATTACACCATCAACAATAACCGAATGTTAAAATGGCAATAAAAGTTACAATCAATTCTCTTACAGGAACGTCACCATATGATGTTTATATCTGTCAAAGTGGTGGTACCTCATGCTTTTACATATCAACTATTGTGACTGGCGATTTACCATACATATTTGATATACCATCACCGTACAACAATGGTGATAGTTACATGGTTAAAGTTGTGGATGATGAAAATTGTGTGATAACAGGTATCACATCAATTGCATATACCGTAACTCCAACACCAACGCCGACTGTTACACCGTCAATAAGTTTAACTCCATCACTCACACCAACAAACACTGTAACACCAACTAGTACTACAACACAAACACCGACACCAACTGTAACCAAAACTTCAACTCCAACCGTTACACCTACTAAAACTTCAACCCCCACGAACTCGTTAACACCTACAGTAACGCCAACAAACTCACTTACTCCAACAACAAGTAAGACACCAACTCCTACAGTTACTCCAACATACACACCAACTAACACACCTTCACAAACAGCGACTCAAACCCCAACCCCAACTGAAACTCCAACTCAAACACCAACATCAACTCAAACACCAACTCCAACAATAACGACAACTTCAACAGTTACAGTAACACCAACAGTAACTCCGACAAATTCTTTAACACCAACTCAAACAATTACACCGAGTATAACAGTAAGTCCATCAGTTACTCCAACAAACACTATTACTCCGACTAGTTCCTTGATTGTTAGTCCTACACCAACATCTTCGGTAACACCTTCAATAACTCCTGAGGCGACTCAATCGCCCACACCAACACCGTCAGTAACACCTGGTCTTAGTCCGAGTACTACACCAACACCAACGGTAACTCCATCAGGAGGACCATTACTTGGTTTTGCGTATGATTTGAATACGAATTTTAACACTCCACCTACCGGTGAAACAGTGTTCTTAAACTACATAACATCAACAGGTATTACAACACCAAATCAATTCGGAATTTCTGATAGAGCGGTTTATTGGAGTTATGTTGACATTAGTGGTACAAGCAGATACAGTTATTATTCCAACTTGTTAACAACAAGTTCTTATTCAATATCATTCTCTCAAAGTGGTGCTACGGCAACTTATAGTGGTAATACAAATAGTTTCGCGGTTGATGGTTCTAACTTCTTCCATGATGAAACAGCACCACTTCAAGCGGGACAACTTGTATTGATTTCGGGTTCACCAATAAATTTTGTTGTTAATCAACCGGTATACATAAAATACCAATAAAATATTATTTATAACTGATGCCAGTTAATATAGAAATAACTACAATTACAGCTAACACACCTTTTGATGTGTATGTTTGTGATGCTTTAAGTGGTAGTTGTACCTATGTCTCAACTGTTGCAAATGCACCATATGTGTTTGAAGTTGATGACACATATGCTACAGAAAATTTTATAATTAAAGTTGTGGACGTTGCTGGTTGTATAGTTTATCATACAGTTGCCATAACACCAACTCCAACGCCCACACAAACGCCAACACCAACTAAGACGGCAACTCCAACACCAACTAAAACGGTGACACCAACTGTTACACCAACTGTATCAACCAGTGTAGTTGCATCACCGACTCCAACGCCAACTAAAACACCTACTCCAACTCCAACTCCATTAGTTTATGGACACACCATAGGTGCTAATTTATATGTTGGTTCTTCAGGTGTTTGTGATGATTCACTTTTGGTGACTCAATACTATACTTATTATGTTGATACACCAACAATACCTGTATTGGGTGCGGAGGTTTATTCAACAAATCTTGGGGGTGTTTTATACAATCCGGTAAATCAAATTAATAGGTGGAGAAAAATGACATTTGGTGCTAATACATACGCGGTACAAATAGATTCAACAGGAATCATAATTGACTTTATTATTTGTCCCTGATGGCTTGTACAACTTGTGTTAGATGGATGGTATGGAATAATTCTGATGTAAATCAGATTTATTATACCTATAATTGTACCACCTTATCTCTTGAAAGTCATGTTATTGGTGCGGGACAATTTTCAAGTGTTTGTGGTTGTTTAGAGAACGGTGCTTACTCAGATTCTGAGGATGTCTATATTGAAAATGGTGGAACAGGTTATATTAATTTTGAGGGTATATTACTTTATCCTTGTGAGGAAACTCCTGAACCTTCGTTTACCCCAAGTCCATTCCCAACAAGAACCCCAAACCACACACCAACACCAACATTAATAGTTTGTGGTTCAGGTTATACAACAGGACAATACTATTATTATGATTGTTGTGGAGTGTTTCAAGAAGGAAACGGAGAAGAAACCGCAATTATTTTTGATTACACAAAGCCATACAACGGTGTTGTTAAATTGGGGGTACCAGCGTCAACGTCTTGTGTAACACCAACACCCACACCTTCAATAACGGCAACAAATACTCTTACACCAACACCGACAAATACAAAGACACCAACACCCACACCAACTTTAACACCTACTCCAACGATTACTCCAAGTAATCAATCCTTTACAAAATTAGCGAACAATTGTGATGTAATTACATTGTTTCCACTTGGGGTTGAATGTTATGGAACCAACCCATCGTCTTCAACAAGTTACGATGGAAAATTATATTTGAGAATAACAGGTGGAACTGCTCCTTATAATATTACTTGGGAGGGTGGACAAAAAACACCATACCTATTTAATTTAGATGGGGGTGAATACACAGTAACTGTTGTTGATTTTTATGGTGATTTTACAGCGACTACAACATGTTCAATGATAGTTCCGTCACCAACACCAACGCCAACACTTACACCAACAAATACACCAACACCATCACCAGTTTATCCAACACTTTGTTTTAATATTATTTGGCAAGAACAAGTTCCTGTTCAAATTGAATTTACACCAAATGGTGTTGTCAATGGTAAACCATCATGGACAAATGGTTCAGGATACAATGTTGTATGGAACCCAACTCAAGGTGTGTGGGTAACGAGTGGATACACAGCATATGGTGGAACACTTAACTCACAATCACCAACAGTACCACCATTGAGTGGTTGGTATTCAGTTGGTTCAGAAATTCCTGCAACTGTTAGTGTTCAGGATGAATCATGTGCAACTGCGGTATTCTTATCGGCACAAATTCTTACAAGTTTGGCAGACTGTGAAGCAGTTTGTAACGGTTCAATCTTAATTAATCCGATTGGAGGAACAGGACCTTACCAATATTCTATTAACAATGGAACAACATACCAAACATCAAACATATTCTCTGATTTGTGTGGTGGAAGTTATAGTGTTGTGGTAAAAGATTCAAATGGTGATGAGTACTCTCAAGTAACAACAGTTGCAAACCAAGCATCGGTTACAACTTATAGTATTGGTGTTCAGAAACTATCAAATCCAATTGGAGTAAATCAAGAGTCAATGACTTGGAAGGTTAATATTATACCACCAATCCCACAAGGTACACAAATCACATTTGATTTGTTAATTAATAACGACCAATTGGTTCAAAGACCTGGTGACGGTATAATTGATTATACAAATGTGGTTAAGAAAAACAACACAACATTAACAACTACACCAGTATCAAGTTCATCAACAACTAATAGACCATATTGTTCACCAAATACACAAACTCAAACCGTTGATGTTTCAACCTATACAACAATTACGATGGGTTATAATGATGTTGTTAGCGGTACATCAGTATCTGACATGGAAGTTACTCTACCAAGAAATGTCCAAGGATGTTCAACAGTTATTAAACAAAATGTGACAGTATCAACCACAAATCAATCTATCTCAGGATGTATTTGTTGTTCAGTTGTGAATAGTGAAGGAACGGCAATAATGCAACATGCTCTTGGGGCTAATCAAGCTGGCGGTGGGGTATAAAATTTCTTTGTAAGTATTTAATATAGATGGCATACATTATCAAAAATACCGCGGGGTTAATCAACACAAGAATCACTGATGTTGGTAGAAGAAATATATCGCAGGGTAATTTCGTAGTATCATATTTTTCAATCGGTGATAGTGAGGTTAATTATACTGCAGTACCGAATTATAATTTAACAAATAATAGTATTTTAATGCCGGCATTTAATGCTCAAAATGATACCGGTTCACCACAATCAAACAAACAAAATATTAAATACCCGTTATATGTTGATGGTACTTCAGGTAACACATATGGTATTCCATTTATGGATGCTCAAGTTGAACCTATTTACAATTCACAATCGCCTTTAGGATTTTTCACAGGTTCATCATATCCCTTCTCAGCACAAACTTCATCGGCCTATACCGTAACATCAAATTATATTGTTGATATGGGAACCTTAACGGGTCAAACAAGTGGTGTAACTATTAATTATGATTTTGCGGCGACCACATCAGGAACACCAAGTATTGGTGATATCATCGTTATGTATTTGGATGGTAATGGTAGTAATACTGGAGAATTCACAACATCACCAATTTTAACTTATCAAATTGTTAGTTTAAACCCTACGACAGGAACTACAGGAACAACAACTTGGAATTTGACTTTGGATAGGTCGGTACCTGATTATTCAAGTTTACCTGGCGGAACCATTGGTAGAGTTTTAATTTACCCTTCAGGAATGACTCAGTTGTATGATACTGTAACACCGGCACCTTATTGGCAAAACGATTCATTTAATTTTGAAAGTCCGTGTGATGTATCCCAACGTGAGATAACACCTATTTGGAATATGAATATTCCATGGAGTGAAAGCCCTGCGGGTGTATTCTCAAACATTTATGAGTCATATCCATATTATGGTTCGGTGGATTATATTGGGACTAAAGAATATTTGGGTTACCAACAAAATAGTGGTCAAACTGATACAAGTTCTACGTTCTACTACAATTCATTTAACGATAAAATTATTGTTGAACCAAGAGAACAAAAAGCCATTGCAATTATTCACTACACAAATCAATCTATTGATAATGTTTATGGTGAGAAATTTGCAACAAATCCGTTTGACCCACAGAACCCAACAACTGACCCAGGATTAGCAAGAAGTTTTAAATTGACAATTCCAACATTGATGTGGCACAAAACCACAGGAACTACAATTGGTGAAGTGTTTTATATTGACCCTCCAGGTTATGACTTGTGTTATCCTCAATACATAAAGTCAACTGAGAATCTTGACATGAATGACCCGGGTATTAGATACTATCATTTATATGATTTAAATGCAAATGCTAATGGTAATTTGAATCGTATTGGTAAAGTCTTCCCTGACCAAGAAATTGTGATTATTGATGATGAGGAAGTTATTGCTGCGATGTCATATAAAGCAAATAGAAATTGGACATTACCCGCACCACAATTAAGTTTATTAACACCAAACTCTTGTTTCACTGATGAGACATCTACAGGTATATTAAATAACGAAGCTGATAAACTATGGTTAACATATAGATTTGATACCACAGGATTCACAGACTCATTACATTGTAATTACTACTCTAAGATTTCAGGACCTATTAAAACTGTTGGTACAATTTCACAGAATGTTGCAGTTAGATTCGGAGATGAGTTTCCGTTTATGGGTGAAGACCCACTAACAGGATTTACCGCAACTTCAATGAAGTTGTTGGTTCAGAAAATATCGGGTGACACAAAACCAAGTGCTACTGCATGGAAAGAAATTGATGTAACAAGTCAGATAACTTTGGTTAATGGATTTATTCCTGTAAGTGGTGTGACAGGTCAAGTGTTCCAAGTATCACTTGAAGATTACACAGGAGCAACAACTTACAACTTGGCAAACTATATTGACTTACCTGAGTTAAATGAACCAAATGTTTTGAACTTTGGTGATGAGTATTTCTTCTATGGTAATTTAGAAACGGATATTCAAGCAACCATTTATGAAATGAAGTATTTGATTAATTTGGGACAAAATCAGTTCACTTCTTCATCAAATCCATCGTATGTGTTAGGTACAAATCCATATATTACGGAAATTGGACTTTACGATTCCGCCAAAGACCTTATAGTTATTTCTAAGCTACAATCTCCCGTTAAAAGACAGGGTATTCAACAGTTTGTAGTGAAGTTAGACTTTTAATATGGCAAAATTCCAAAACACACCAAAAGTACTTGGTTTAGATGTAAGTACTAAAACAATCGGTATTGCACTTTTTGATATACCATCCCAACAATTATTGGAATTAACGCACGTATCACCGGTACCAAAACCAAAGAGTGAAAATAAGATTGAAGAACTAATTCGTAAGAGTGAAATTGTTCGTCAAAAATTAATTGAGTATAAAGATTTTGGTATTACCAAAGTTATTATTGAGGAACCATTGTTGAACTCAAATAATGTTTATACTGTAGGAACTCTTATGAGATACAATACTCTAATCTGTAAAGAGGTTTGGGATGTGTTGGGTGTTATACCTGAACTTATTTCAACTTACAATGCTCGTAAGGCGGCATTTCCTGAATTAGTTCAAAAGAACGATAAGAACAAGTTTGTTTTATTTGGCGGGTATCCCAAAAACGCCGACAAGAAAGAAATCATTTGGCAACAAGTTGCCAAAAAAGAACCACAAATTACTTGGCTCTATACTAAGAACAACACACTTAAGAAAGAAAATTTTGATATGAGCGATTCATATACCTGTGTTCTTGGTTATATGAATACAGAAAAAATTTGGTAGTTTAACAAACTTGGCATACCTTTGAGGTATGAAAAAAGAACTCATTAAGGACCAAAAACTAAACACTCTGATTCAAAAAATAAACAGAAGAGGTGTTATGGTTAGTAACAGTCATGTCGATGGTAAACTTAAAATTAAAAAAGTTCGTAAGTACAAAACCGAATGGAGTTGGGCGCCTTTTTTTCATGAGGTGGACATAATTTTTGAAGGTAAAATTTATGCTAGTGTGGGTAGTGGAAGTAATTGGTTAAGTAGTGAGATTCTTAGTCAAAATGGTATATCCAAGGTTAAACTGAATAAATTTTTTAGAAGGAGACTTGAAGATTCAGTAGAGTCATTTTGTGAGCTTGTTGGTTTGGATGTGAAATCGTATGGTACAATCAAAATCAAAAATATTATTTGGAATTGATAGTGAAGTTTACTATCTTTAAATGATGACTCAAGAAAACGAGGTAATAGTAGAACTTCTCATTGACGTATTAGGTAATGAGAAACAGCACTATGAGTCAAAGGGACAGATATCTTTTGACTGTCCCGTATGTGCCCAAGAAAAGGGTCTTGAGTCTGATGGTAAGGGTAACTTGGAAATCAATTACATCCGAGGGGTTTACAAATGTTGGGCTTGTTCCGAAACTAACGGAACCCAAGGACCCCTCGGTAAGTTACTTGACCATTTTGGAACCAAACAACAAAAGAAGACATACGAACTTATCCGTCCATCTGAAGAGTTTGTTAGAGAAAAACCAAAAGTATGGGCACGACTCCCTGAAGGTTATAAAAAGTTTGAAGACTCTAACATAAGGTTTATACCACACCGTGAGGCGATTACCTATCTTTATTCTCGTGGTATCACTGATGAGATAATTCAGAAATACGACATTGGATATACAGTTACCGGTGATTATGCCTACAGGATTATTGTTCCGTCATATGACATGGATGGCAAATTGAATTACTTTATTGCCAGGGCGTGGACACCAAAGAAAATGAAATACAAAAACCCATCAGTTCCAAAAGATGAAATTATTTTTAACGAAAGTAGAATAGATTGGACAAAAGATGTGTATCTTTGTGAAGGTGTGTTTGACGGTTTCTTTTTACCCAACCCAATCCCTATGCTAGGAAAGATGTTATCTGAGAATTTGTTTACCACCCTATATGAAAAGGTACAGGGTGATATTCATATTTGTTTGGATGGTGACGCTTGGGAGAACGCACTTAGAGTCTATCACAATTTAAATGGTGGACGCTTGTATAATAAAATTAAAATCCTTAAATTGCCGAAGGATAAGGACGTATGTGACTTAAAAGGCAAGATTGACGAATACTACTACGAAATAAAATGATAAACCTAAACGAGACTGCGGAAGACATCCGTTTGATTATTGAGAAGAAACGAGAAGAATTTGGATTAGAGTTCTTTGAAGATGAACACAAATACTTGATGAAAGATTTGGATGGTAACGTCCGTGATAACTTCCCATCAGTATCAAAGGTGTTAAAGAAGTTTTATGATGAGTTCCCAACTGAAGAAGCTGCTTTGAAAAAGGCTGGTGGTGATTACATTGAATCCGAACGTTTGATGGAAGAGTGGAAACAACTTGGACTTGAATCCACCAACTTGGGAAGTAGAACTCACTTTCATTTGGAAACTGAGACCATCGCCCGAAATGGGGGTTATAAGGAAGTTCGTCAACCTGTTTTTGAATGTGACATTTTTGCTCAAGCGAAAAGTGACTCCATGATTCGTGCTGGTAAACATTACCTTGATTTGTCAGAACAACGAGGTTTGGTTTTGTTAGATACGGAAATGGTGTTGGGTCATCCTGAGTTGGGATATACAGGGCAACCTGACAAGGTATGGTTGACTACGAATGCTAAAGGTGATGAGTTTGGTTTGTTGATTACGGATTGGAAGACAAATAAAGAAAAAAACTTTGAAACCAATAGGTTTACAAAATCAATGTATGCTCCGTTTGATTCATACCCAAACAACGCATTGGGTCACTACTATCTTCAACTACCTTTTTACGGTAAGTTATTGGTTAAGATGTTGGAAGGGACAAAATATGAGAACATCAAACTACTGGGATGTATTGTGGTATTACTCAAGGACGATGAGACCTATCAAGAGTTCCGAGTTCCAAAAGATATTATGTCAACGATTATGAACATGAATATGAAAACAATACTTGGTAAGTAAAAAAAAGTTTTGTATTTTTTATAAAAAATTAAGTTATGTCTAAGAGAGATGAATTAAGACAACAATATGAGTCACAGATTGGGAAGGTGATGTTTAATAAGTTTTCCAATGCAGACTACACTCAAACCACAAAGTATTTGAGATACTTTTGTAGTATGTGGGTCAATAGAAAAAACGAAAATCTAAACTATGTTAGTAGAGAAATTATTGATACGGTAAAAGATTTTGAATTATACATTCATTTGATTGAAGAAAAAGATTTGTATCATGAAAAATATAAATCTTGGCAAACATTATTGTCTGTTGTTGAAACTGCTAGAAATAAAAAATTTGATTCTGAGTTCAATCGTGATGAACACATACGTATTCTCTATGAGGATAAGAATTATTTGTTTTTGGAGCCTTTAACTAAAATAGGTTCTTTAAAATATGGTTCTAATACAAAGTGGTGTACTGCGGCAAAAACTGATAACTTTTCTTTTGTAAGATATTCTAAGAATGGTTTCTTAGCTTATCTAATTAGAAAGGGTGAGCAGAAGAATAGTAATTACAATAAATTGGCATTCTTTACCGAGGAAACTCAAAATGCTCTTGGTGGTACTGTCCAAATATACAATCAGATAGATAGTGCGATTGAAGACCATTTGGTTAACAAAAACGGGTGGGAATATGAAGACTTGTCTAAATTCATTTTTATATTTCGTGTGGAGGCTCTTAATAGGTTTCAATATCGTAAGGCTAAGAATAATGTTGACAAGAAAATTGGACTGATTAAAAATTTGGATTTGGATGAACTTAAAAAAGATTTGAAAATTGTAACACGACACGATGGTGAGAACCAAGATAATGTTATTAATATGATTGAGCAAGTCATGAAACAAATGATAACAAAAATTGAAAATTTCTAATAATATGGAACAAAAATTAACTATAAATCTAAAAACCGCTGAAACACTTAAATGTGAACAGTGTGAAAACACCACTTTTGTTGAAGCATTCCAATTCAAAAAAGTGTCTAAACTTATGACTGGTTCAATGAACGACGGAATTGTGCCGTTCCCAATCTATAAGTGTGACAGTTGTGGTCACATCAACTCAGAATTTGCAATGCCAGAATGATAAAAAGATTAATTCACTTTTCGGATTTACACGTGCGTCTATTTAAAGACCACGACTTGTATAAACAAATCTTAACACAAGCTTTGAGTGAGTGGAAAGCTTTAAAACCTGACCGTATTGTTTTTACTGGTGATTTGGTACATTCAAAGAATCAAATGACACCTGAATTGGTAGAGTTTGTTGCTTGGATTTTAACCGAATGTGCATCAATTACTAAAACCATTCTAATTATTGGTAATCACGACTTCCTTGAAAATAACCAATCAAGGTTGGATGCTTTGTCTCCGATTATTGATTCACTTAAGAATGAAAACATTGTATACTATAAAAACAGAGGTTCTTACGAAGATGAGAACATTGAATGGGTGGTTTACTCGCTTATGGACCACAACATTAAACCTGAGATTCCTCAAACTGATAGGGTTAAGATTGGATTATTTCATGGACCTGTTATCGGGCTTTCAACAGACATTGGTTACAAATTTGAAGATGGTTTTGAGGCTTCGAAGTTTGAAGGGTGTGATTTGGTACTCTGCGGTGATATTCACAAACGTCAAGTATTTGATATCCCAGGGGGTAAGAAAGCATATATGATAGGTTCAACTGTACAACAAAATTTTGGGGAAAGTATTACAAAGCATGGTTATGGTGTTTATGACTTGGAATCCGATGAATACACCTTCGTTGATTTGCCAAATCCAAAACCTTTTTTGTCATTCAAGATATCTTCTTACGAAGACTTAGAGACGGGTAAGGAAAAGTTAGCAAACGTCTAATGAGTTTTGGAGTACAGAAGGCAATAGTATTAACTAAGGAAGAGTTAAAAGACTTAGAATCCTTCTGTGCTTTAAACGGTTTGGATATTGATACTTTAATAAAGGATTCATTCAAACAAGGTTACCGTATTGAAAAGTATGGACTTTTGGGAAATATGGGTGGGATTCAAGAAAAATGGGTGGAAAAAGAGGTAATTCGTGAAAAACGGGTGGAAATACCTGTTGAGGTTATCAAAGAAGTGGTTAAGATTGAATACGTTGAGGTCCCCGTTGAAAAAGTTGTAACCGTTGAAAAATTGGTTGAGGTTATCAAAGAGGTTCCCGTTGACAAAGTAGTTATCAAGGAAATTATCAAAGAGGTTCCTGTCGAAAAAATTGTAACAATTTACGACAACAGTAGTGAAAATGAACTGTTGTTAAAAATACAACAGTTGGAAAATGGAATGTCTAAAAAGGATAGTGAACTAGATGAACTTAGACGAAAATTTTCCACTAAAGAGGGTGAAATTACCGATAAAGAGCGAGAATTTTCCACTATAACCACAGAAAACGAAAATATTTTCCACTATAAAATGTCTAAGAAAGATGAAGAACTAGATGAACTTAGACATTCTTTAGACATTCTTAAACAAAAGACCGACAATCCCGATAACACAAATAAACTTCAAGAGACTCTACAAAAAATTAGGCAACAAGTAATTGATAGAGATGTTGAAATTTCTGAATTAAAAAGTAAAATTAACGAACTAAATAAGTTACAACAAGACCAAAAAGCCTTATATTTAAAAGGGTCCAACTTGGACAATAAACTTTATAAATAAAATAAATTATGATAATATTCACTTGGATTATTTTAGCGTATGGACTGAGCCAAATTTTGGTTTACGGTTCTATCTTTGACACACAAAGACAATGGGTACACGCTTGGGCGGAACTTTCACCAATTTTGAAATTCATCTCAGGTTTGATTTCTTGTATGATGTGTACATCAACATGGGTTGGATTCTTTTTGGGTCTAACTTTATTTTCACCTACAAGTTTCTTGTATGACACACCAACATGGATTTCATGGTTCTTTGACGGACTATTGGCATCGGGAGGTGTATGGGCGGTGAACTCAATTATTGAATGGTTTGAAAACGAAAAATAAAAATGGGAAAAAGAGAAAAAGAACACAGAAAAAAAGTTGCTGCTCGCAACCAAAAAATCAAAAGTGCTCAACACACCTATGAAAAACTTTACAATGAGAAATTGAAGAAGTATTTGGAGGACCTAAGAGAACAAGCTTCAACGGGTACGACAGAAGAAAACACAGGATTTGTAATGTCAGGACAATAATGTTATGGACTTATTTAATCCACCAATTAATTACGATTTAACTACTATGTCAGAAAAAATAAAATTAGAAGAATACGAAAATCCTTACATTCAGGTTGTTTGGGAAGACACGCCTGAAAACTTCACTCAAGAGAGAATTAAGAGTGTAAAAACTTATTTTCAAAAGAAATACAATTCATTAAATGTTAATGTCATTACCAAGACAAAACAAACTGAAACAGGACAACAAACTGTGGATGTTTCATTTAACATTATGGATAAGAACTATCAACGTGAGTTGATGAAATCTTTTTTGGAAAGTAAGGGTAGTGGTGATAAGTATGATGACATTGTAAAAATTGATGAGGCGGTTGAGAATAAGTTAATTCAACAGAATGTTGAGGTTACACCATTTCAAAAGTGGTATATTAAGAAGATTCACTTCTCTAACTTTTTGAGTTATGGTGACAATCAAGTGTTGGACTTTGAGAAGTGTAACGGTATAACTGTTGTGGAATCAGACCCACCAAACTTTGGTGGTAAAACAGTTTTAACTGTGGACTTATTGATGTTTCTATTCTTTAACACCACCACTAAAACACAGAAGGCGGAAGAAATTTTCAATAGGTTCCGTGACTCTAATAAAGTACAGGTTAGGGGTGACATCGTTATTGATGGCGATGAGTATGTGGTTTCTCGTACAATTGAAAGAAAGAAGTCTAAGTCTGGTGATTGGAATGTCAAAACCGAATTGGATTTCTTAAAAAAATTGGGGGATGGTTCTTACCAAAACTTTACAGGAGAACAAAGAAGAGAAACTGAGAAGTTTATTAAGAATTCTATTGGTGATATGGATGACTTCTTGATGACTATTTTAACTACATCTACTAATTTGGAGGAACTCATTGATTCTAAACCAACTGCTCGTGGACAAGTCCTGAGTAGGTTTATGGGTCTTGAATTCTTGAAAATAAAAGAAGAGACGGGTAAAGAAATCGTTTCTACCTTTACCAAAAGTATGATGTCTAATGTCTACAATACTGAGACATTAAAGGGTGATATTGATTTATTGAAAGAAAAAATCACCACCCTTAAACAGACTAATGTTGATGTTGAAAAGGAGATTGTTGATGTTACCGAAAGATTATCAACTGGTCAAGAATATAAAGACGGTTTGTTAAATGCGAAATACTCTGACATAGATAAAGAACTTTTAGGTTTAAACCCAATCAACATACAAAGTGAAATTTCAAACTCAGAAAGGGAATGTGAAAAAATTAAAACCCAAATCAATGGTGTTATAATTAAGGAACCCACATCATACTATCATGAGGACAAACATGATGAGATTAGAAATGAGATGAAAACCACAAACGGTGAACTTATTCTTGCTCAGAAAAAAGTTGAAGATATTGAAGAATTGGTTAAGAAGTTTGGAGATGGGATTCAGTGTGAGCACTGTGGAATCAAATTGATGGAAGCCGCACTGACAAAGAAAAAGATTGATGAGTTGGGTGATTGTGAGAAGAAGGTTGACAAGTTATCAAAACAGTGGAAAGACCTTGATTTCAAAGAAAAGTCCTACACGCAACTCAAAAAAGACTTTGATGAGTATGAACGTAACAAACTCATTAAGGAAAAATTTGAGGTTGGATTGGAAGCAGAAAAACTTAAACTTGAGAAAAAACAAGATGTACTTAAAAGATACATTGAGTCTCAAGAAAAGATTAAGAAGAACCAAGAACTTGAGGCAAAGATTATTAAGGCTCAATTACGTATTGATGAATTGATTAACCGAAAGAGAGAACTTGAAAGAGCCCAAATCAATAACAACAATGATATTAATTCAGCAACGGCCAAGATTCAAACAAATTCTGAAATCATTGAAAAGATTAAAGTTGAATTTGAGAAGGAAAAGATTTATAAAATCTACTTGGAATTGTTTGGTAAGAACGGTATTTCAAAAATCATCATGAAAACCATGATGCCATTGATTAATCAAGAACTTCAAAGATTGTTACAAGATTCTTGTTACTTTAACTTGGAGATTAGAATCAATGATAAGAATGAAGTGGAGTTCATCATGATTGACAATTCAACGGGTATTGAAAAGTTGATGTCATCAGGTTCAGGTTATGAAAGAACAATTGCGAGTATGGCACTTAGAGCCGTGTTGAGTAAGATATGTTCATTACCAAAACCAAATATCATTGTTTGGGATGAGGTGTTTGGAAAAATTTCAAACGATAACTTAGAATTAGTTGGAGAGTTCTTCACTAAGATTAAAGATTACTTTGAAAAGGTATTTGTAATCACACACAATCCTTTGGTTACGAACTGGGCTGACAATGTTGTTAGAATTAAAAAAGAAGAAAACGTATCAAGAGTCATACAATAATGAAAGATTATACTGAGATTAAAGGGTGGTTTAATCACCTTAAGAGTTATGACTACCTAATAGAACAATGTCCTGAGGGTGGTACAATGGTTGAATTAGGTGCGTGGCTTGGTAAGTCATCATCTTATTTAGTTGACAAAGCCATTAATCGTAATGTAATCATTATTGACTCATGGAAGGGTTCCCCTAATGAGTTAACCTCTACACATAAGTTGGCAACTGAAGTTGATATCTATGAAGTTTTTAAAAAAAACATGGGGGAAAGAACCTACAAATCAATCAGAGGGTTGTCTTCAGAAGTTGTAAGTCAATTTGAAGATGAAAGTTTGGATGTCGTGTTCATTGACTTAACACACACTTACGAATCTGTTAAAGAAGATATCGGTTTGTGGTTACCAAAAGTTAAAAGGGGGGGAATACTATCAGGTCATGATTATGAGGATTCATGGCCTGGTGTTGTTAAAGCGGTAGACGAAATGTTACCCACACGAACAATCATGGAAAACTGTTGGATTTTTCGTAAATAAGTTTGGTTCTATTACCATTTTGGTATTACATTTGTAGTAAATAAAAAGACATATGAATTATTTAATTACAATGTTGGGTGATTTCCAAGTCAATGATAGAGTTAGGGCGATTAATATTTGTCTCGCACCTATGGTTAGCTCAAAAAAGTTAAAACTTTCAAATACGAATACCTTTATCATATCACATTTTGAATCTGACTGGAATTTAAACAATATAACCAGTTATGTTAAAGATGTTTTGAATAACCATGTTGATATGGTTATAGTTTCACCTTCGGAAAATGTTAGCGTACTTGTCAATAATGACTTTGCAAGTAACTTAACGGATTTAGAACAAGAGAATGAAAACTCCAATGTTCAATCCGACACTGTTAAAATTCATAGTGATTTTGAAAAATTACAACAGGAGATTATTGACATGATGGAAGAGGATGATGATGACGATGATGATGAGGATGAAATTAAAACAATTATTCAAAAGTCTAAAAAGAAAACATTATCTTTGGATGACTTATTGGATAAAATCACAGAATTTGGTTTTAACTCTTTAACTGAAAACGAAAAAAAATTACTACAAAAACTATCTAAATAACATGAAAGACAAAATATCTACAATTCCAATCAATCAAGAAGAAATTGCAACATATCTTAAAGATATTCGCAAGATTAAAGTAATGACAGTTGAGCGAGAACGTGAATTGGCTCAAAAAATTCTATCAGGTGATATTACAGAATCAGAAAAGAAACAAATTGAACAGGAACTTTTAATTGGTAACTTGAGATTTGTTATAACTGTGGCTAAACAGTATCAAAACCAAGGGCTTGAATTATCAGATTTGATTGCTGAGGGTAATTTGGGACTATTAAAGGCGGTTGGGAATTTTGATTGGACTAAACAACTACGTTTTATTTCATACGCAGTTTGGTGGATTCGTCAATCAATTCTTCAATCTCTAAATGAAAATGCTCGTACTATCCGACTCCCGGTTAACGTCGTACAAGAACTTCAGAAGGCCAAGAAAGAAGTTGAAAAAAACGGGGCGGATTTACCTGATAAGTTTGTTAATCTCCCAACGACAATAAATTATGATGCACCTCTAAATGAAGAAGGTGATACGTTGTTGGATTTGATTAAGAATCCTGATGCAGAATTACCTGACTCAATATTTGACACAAAGGAAATACTCAAAGAGAAATTAAAAGAAATTTTGGGAATCTTGGATGATAGAGAAAAAATTATTATTGAAGATTACTTTGGTTTGTCAGGTCAAACAAGAACTTTAGAGGACATCGGTAATGACTTCAAACTGACAAAAGAACGTGTACGACAAATTAAAGAAAAGGCATTACGTAAACTTCGTAATGAGTCTAACGACCTGTTTGAGTATCTATAATATTTATTAATAAAAAAACTATGAAAGAATTTGTAAAAAAGAATTTTAACGTAATTATTTTAGTAATTGCTGTTTTAGGTTTATTTAAAAGTTGCGGAGATACGAGACAATTATCAAAAATAAATAAACAAATGGAAACTTTGGTTACTAAAGAAGAAATGACTAAAGAGTTGAAAAGAAGTGGGTTAGAGGCTGAAAAAAGAATGATTCAGGCAACTGATAGAAAACTTTTAGATGTTAGAAGACAAACTGAAATTGACGAAGAAATAAAAAAACTTGATATTAAATAAATGAATTGGTTTCAGAAAAACTTCAAAACCATAATCTATATTGCGTTTTTAGTACCAATATTAACAGTTGCGTTTGTCTCAATATCTCACGTAACAACTTGGTATGGTATAACAAACCCAATTAGTTGGGCAATATATTTGTCAGTTGGTATTGAAATTGCGGCATTGGCAGCTCTTGCCGCAATATCGGCACAGATGGGAAATAAAGTATATTTTCCATTTGGTATTGTTACGTTAATTCAGTTCTTAGGTAATATCTTCTTTGCTTATCAGTACATAGATGTTAACTCAGCGTCATTCCAAAGTTGGGTGGAGATGGTTGACCCAATAGTTTCTTATATTGGTGTTGAGTCAGGTAGTATGGTTTCACATAAAAGATTCTTAGCGTTGTTTTCTGGTGGTATGTTACCACTTATTTCATTATCATTCTTACATATGTTAGTCAAGTTTGAAGAGACAGGGAAAAACAATGTTAATCCAAAAGAAGAAGTTGATATTGAGAAAATTTCTAAAGATGCGGGTAAGAAGGAAGGTGAGTTATTGAATGAAGAACCTGAAAAAATTAACCCAACACCTGAAGATTTAGAAAAACTTGAAGACGTATTACAACATATTACATCCAATAAGTTTTCTGTATTAACAGAGGAAGAAGATGAAAACATTACACAACCTGAGAAAAAAGTATTAAGATATACTGGTAGAAATGGTTGATATTATCAAATATGGTAATTTTAAAGGGTTTGGTAAACCCAAGAAAAAAAGACAAATAATTCTTTGTCATACTTCAAGGGAGGTCGGTGAATACTTGACCTCTCTTAAATTTAGGTATAATGGTAAATACAAAAAGATACCTAACTATGTAATTTCACAGGAAGGTGTGATTTATGAGTTGTTAAATCCGAAATACAGTTCAGAATTCTTTTCAGATAATTCAATGAAAAGTGCGGGGATTTCAATTGTCCTTGAAAATTTGGGTTGGTTAAATAAAAAACCATTATCATCGTTTTACCTTAATTGGTTTGGTAATATTTATAAACAAGAGGTTTACGAAAAAAAATGGAGAGATTATAATTTTTGGCAACCATATACAAACGAGCAGATTATCAAAACGGCTCAGTTGTGTAAGATGTTGTGTAAAGATTTTGAAATCCCTAATAAATTCGTTGGACACAATGTAAAAGTTGATGGTATAGAATTATTTCAAGGTGTAACAACAAGAAGTAATTACCATCAAAGATATACAGATGTTAGTCCGGCATTTGATTTTGATAACTTTAAAAAAGAATTAGAAAATGAACAATTATATGAACGAAAGGTATGACTCTATTAAAGATTTAGTCAAAAGAGCAAGACTAATCAACGAACAACTTAATGCCGAAAAACTTGGACCAATAAATGTCGCAGCTGACATTGAAGCAAGTATTGATGACAATACATTTGAAACCGCCATTGAAAAACCAAAAAACAGAGGTGAGGAAGAAGAAACTAATTTTGTGCAGAGATATAAAATTTCTGGTTCAATAATGGCGATTCATGGTAAGACAAAGGCTGAAACCGATATTACTTCAGATGATAAAGTTTCATTCCAAGACACCATTGATGAATTCACTGAAGAAGTATCTGACTTGGTTGATTTCAATCAATTGAACGTTTATCCAAACACGGTAGAATGGTCAGGTAAAATCATTGACAGTGATGTTGAGTTCATTTATACTATTGGTGAGGACAGTGGAATCTATATTAATGGTAACATGTTAAAAATTGACGATTCAACTTTAGAGATGATTAATAAGTTGAAGACTTTTTATGAAAAGTTTAAATCCAAGTGGTCTAAAGTATTGGCGGCAAGAAAACAAGCTCCTGAAGATTATGATTAGTCCTAATCAAATATTTGATAAAAAAGATTTAACCTTGAAAAATGTTCTCAAGGTTATTCTTGTTTTAGTAATACTTTGGTATTTGATACAAATAACAACGGTAGTTAAGATATCAAAAGAAAGTAAAAGAGAACTTGATTCTTTACAGTCCCATATAGAAATGGTTGAGTTTAACCAACAACTAATTCAATCGGACATTGATAAAGTAAGTGAAGAAATTAAGGTAGTGGAGACAAGAGTTGAAACCATAAAAGAAACAAAAACCCAAATAGGAAATGAGTTTAGTAAAAAAATTAGTGATGCTTCTAAGTATGGTCATGTTGAGCTCGACATGTTTTTCGCAGACCGTTACAAAGAGTTATACTGATACACAAAAGATAGTTTTGCCAGTCCCTGTGGCAAAACAAATAGTAATTGATTTATTGAGGGGGGATTCGGCATTTGCTCAATTGAAAATGTCCAATCAACACATTATTGAACTTGAGAACATTGTTTCTTTAAAAGATTCTGTAATTGATAAGATGAAGTTGAAAGAAGAAAATTACAATTTGATTATATCAGATGAAAAAAAGAAGACAGAAATTTATCAAAAAGAACTCAAGATTACCCAAAAGGAATTAAAGAGAATCAAAGCTAAAAGAACTTTTACTAATATAATTTCAGGAGTTTTAATTGGTACATTAACCTATTTATACATAACAAAATAACTATGGCACTAACTAGTTCAGAAGTAAAAGAAGTTGAAGTATTGATTAGAAAAGAGATGAAAAGTTTCTTGGAGAGCAATACATTAAAACAATTTGAAGATAAGTTAATTGATAAGATTGCTAAAGAAATTAAACGAGGTAAACTTGAGGGTGATATTAAAGACATTACACTTAGAATGTTCCGAGAATTCTACCAATTCATGTGGATGAATAGAAGTTATTGGGAACCAAGATTAAAGAACGCATAATCAAATGAAATCATCATCTAATTTATTCAAACAGAGTCTTGAAAAGGCTTACATAAACGACCCAACAATATCAAAAGATATTGATGTTGTGTCAGATTTAGATAAGTATTCTGATGAGATGACTGAAAATGAAGAAACCACTGAAGCTACAGGGGCGGCTTCTGCGGGAGCATTTTCGGCACCATTATTTGCCAAGGAAGAAACTAAAGAAGAGGAAAAAATACCTGGAGGTCTTTCAAAAAACAAGACATTAAAAGACATTGCAAAAAAACACGACAAGAAAGGATATGACCATATTGATGATATGGTAAAACATTTGAAGAGTCAATTGGTGAAAGGTATTAAAGTTGAAATGGAACATACCAATAGTGTTGATGTTGCAATGGAAATTGCTAAAGACCATCTTTTTGAAGACCCAAATTATTACGATAATTTAAAGAAAATTGAAGCAACGGAAGCAACTACCACAGCGTCTTCGGGTCAATATTCAACACCGGCATTTGTTGCTAAAAACGATAAGAATTGGAGAGGTGGTAAAAAACCAATTTACAAAGGTGGTAAGTTCGCACAAGTTAAAAAGAAATGTTTAACATTCCCATATTGTAATCAAGGAGCTGGTGCTGTTGTTTACAAAAATAAGTCATCTTTAGATGAAGCAATTAAAAATGTGAGTACAAGATTGGGTGTTGAAGAACAAATAATAAAAAGGATTCTTTATAATCATTTTAAAAAGAAGAAAAAGTAATCATTCTGTAAGTTTAGATATTTATAGATTAAAACGACCGTTATGGATAGATTTGAAAAATATTTGGATAAAGTTGTGAAACAAGTCCTTGATGAAACTTTAAATAAAAAAGTTGGAAATCTTGTATCTGAGATTGAAAAAAAATCTAAGTTACATGGTGGACAACACAAAATTGATGTTGCCGAACCAAAAGGTAAAATTACCGCCGATGACTTCAAAAAATTAAGAACTAAAAAAGATATGAAAGAATACACTATGGGTGATGACCAAATTGAAAAGGTTGAACCCTATGGAGATTTCTCAACAGATAGTCCTAAAAAAGTTGGTAAAGTGAAGAACGTAGGATATAACTATGAAAGGAAAGTTGCGAAAGAGTTCAATGAAAATGATATGGAAGAAGGTAATGCGTTTTCAGGAGCGTTAGCAAAAGCTAAAAAAGACGGTAAATCGTCTTTTGAAGTTGACGGTAAAACTTATGAAGTTAAAGAAGGTCAAGTTTATCCTGAGAAAACTGATGATGGAGATTTTTTATCCAATTTCATAAAAAATGCTTTAAAAAGAAATACGGGATTATATCCTAAAAAAGACAAAGAACAAACTATGGTTCCAAAAAAGGATTATAATGATTTTGACGAGTACAAAGATGATGATGATGAATATTCATCACATATGTTTATTGGTGAAGAAGGTGAAAAAGATAATTTTATTCAAAAAGTAACCAAAAAAATGGAAAAGAAAGGTACTTCAGGTAAATTTGGTCAGTGGTGTAAAAAAGAAGGTTTAGATAAAGACGGTGAAGTTACTAAAAAATGTATTGATAAAGCAATGAAGTCAGATGACAGTAAAGTTGTTAAAATGGCTAATTTTGCTAAAAACATTGGAGGATTCAAAGGTGCTAAACACGAAAGTGTTCAAATGACAGAATCTGAAGTTATTGAATTAATTGAAAGACTTGTTATGGAACAAAATAAAATAGCTGCAGATGCTGACTTGAAAAAAGTATCTAAACAGAACAAAAATACAAACCAAGAAAGTTTAAAGGCAACTAAAGAGAAACTTGAAAAATGGTCTAAAGATAGTAATGTTGAGGGATATACAACAGAACCTAAACATTTCCCTAAAGGTAATGGTGAAATGAAGGAAATGGATAAGAAAGCTTACAAACCTTCAGACGCGGTTGAAGAGTATATTGATGCATTTGCTTACCCAGGTCAAACAAATTTGGTTTATGATGAAATCAAACCAAATGATGAGTGGATTGAGGCAAATTTGAAAGGTTCTTCAAAAACAGGAAACGCTACAAAAGACAAAGATGGTAATGACTTAGGTAATGTTGTATCATCTGAACTTGGTGAAAAAATGTATAAAAATTTCAAGGATAACGTATATGGTGCAGAACAAATGAATGCATCTTATAAGAGATATCCTCAACCTGTTGACCAAGCTGGTGAAGGAACTGAAGATGGTGATTTGAAATTGAAAAAAGGTTCTCAAAAATCCGAAAAGATTTTTAAACAATTGGAATCTAAAGAAGATAAGAAAACAAATCTTATGAATGAACAGATTTCAAGAATGATGAATATCGTTGGATACAACCAAAAAACTCAATAATCTTTAATAATTTTAATTTTATATTAAATTCTCCATAGAGACCCTATGGAGAATTTTTATAATTGGATGTCCAAGTCACTTCCGTTTAGTGAAGTTGATATATGGTTCAGCGTGCATAACATCATCCCGGAAAGAGTTGAACTTTTCGGCGATATCTTCAACTCTTTAGCGATTTTAATAATTGATACATATTTTGGTGAGGAAAGTCACGAAACTAAAGTAGTATTATCCAACCACGATAAGAAGAACCATTTTGATTGGTGTTGGAGTAAAATGATAAAAGATTATGAAAAAGAAAACATATTGATTGACTCTGATGGTGAGCACAAAGAATATTTGTGGAATTTCTTTCACGATAGTTTTTACTCACAATCTCAAGGTAATTATCGGGAAGCAATTCCTGAATTTATTGAGGAGTTGTTTGATTTAAATAAACCGTTCGCAAAATCTGATTTAGATATTTTAACCGAATTATACAAAACATTACAAAATAAAGTAATTCATATTGGTTAATCTATTGACGAGAGAACATAATCCACTATTTTTAATTTAAAATAATTTATGGAAACATTACAAAAAATTAAGGAAGCTTGTGAAACTCTATCTGTTGATTCAGAAAAGTTCTACAAAGGTAACAAGAGCGCTGGTACAAGAGCTCGTAAATCTGCTCAAGAACTTAAGAGTTTACTACAACAATTAAGAGCTGAAATTTTGGAACATTCAAAAAAAGACTAATATGTTTAATACGGACACACTGTTCTTATTTATTTTTATTTTTTCATTGTTTGTCCTATTCAAAAATTTCATTAAGCTCATGGGTATCCTATTGGGGAAAGAAATTGATTTCTCCAGTAGGGACCTTTTGTTTTTTGGACTTTCCTTGAGTTATATTATCACTTATATTATTAGGACATGACACTTTATACAGTATTAAATCAGTTTGAAAATTTTTTCGTTGCAATAAGACGACTTGAGACTCATATGAGTCTAGATGTTAAATTCCCAGCTAACTGGTCAATGCCAAAGAGTACTACAACAGAATTTCAAGTAGTTCCTTTTGATTATAAAGAAGAAGGTTGGAGAGGAATGAGTTTTGTTTGTGAGTTTGATGAAAAGACTGTTCAGAAAAACGTTGAAATGATTCTCAAGGTAATTAAGTTGAACCGAGAAAGAGAAGAGAAAGAGAGACTATTTCATAATGTAGTCGCAGAGTTGAAAAAGACTTTTGAAAAAACTGATTTGAAACATTTACAAAATCTTTCAATTGGATTTGATGAAACCGCAAATTTAAATGTTGAGACAGATGAACCACAAGGAGAAACTATTGGACTGGCTGAATAAGGAAAAACAAAAAGACCAAGCTGAGTTGATGAGGGAAAAGGAAAGATTTACTCAACAACTCATTCAAATGAAAAAAACTGATTTATTTCAAAAACCGAAAAATTCAATATGGAACAGAATACAGAAGCTCCTTTGGGGGAATTAGAAAAATTAGCGTTGTTATCTGACGCAATCAATGACCTATTTCCAAATTATGATAGGATGATGGTTTTTGAATTAGATAAACCCGAATACGACAAAATCTTAGGTCATTTCAGGGAGATTGATAGACATCACAAACAGTTCTTGATTGATATCTCAGGTGTTGAATTTTACTTCATGTTGAAAAAAGAGGTTGAGGAAACTCCCAAAGAAACTCTTGAGGAGCCTACCGAGGAAAAGTAGTGTATTGTCTGTAAAGTAGTTTTTTATCAAACCCATTACTATTTAAAAAATCTATTAAATATTTTTTCTGAGCCGTTGATGTGTCTTTTACAATAAGACAGTCTTTCTTTTGTGATTTTATAAAGTGTTCGGTAAGACAATCAAGTAATCTTGATGTCTCAGATGGTGACTTAGTTGTAAATACTGAAAAATCATCATCTTTTTGTATGATGATTTTATTGTGTAGTGAGTTAATCATCTTTAGACCGTCACCCCTTAAATGTTTTGAAATTAATTGTGATACTGTGACCTTCTTTTTGTTTTTGATATCGTAAATCTTTTCTTCTTGATTGTATATGGATACCTTAATTAGTCCCCATTTATTATCAATCAATTGTATTTTGACATTCCTACCAAATTCATCGGTGGTGTATTGTGGAATATCAGACTTATAACCATCTTGGAGTATACCCAATTCAAATTTACATTCTACAGTACCCTCAATTTGTTTTGGGAAGATAACTTTGTCAGATTCTTCCAATAATAAATTAAAAAAGTTTTCACAATTTTTGAAATTGTTAAACTTCTTTATTATCTTTTTCTTAACCTTATCTTTGAAAAGAACTATTTGATACTTTGGATTTACTAACATGAAAGATTACTATGAAATATTAGGTGTGCAGGACAATGCCACTGATGAAGAACTTAAACGTGCTTATAGAAAATTGTCTAAACAATACCATCCTGATGTTAATCCTGAGGGTGGTGAAAAATTTCGTGAAATAGCCGAAGCCTACGACGTTCTTTCAGACCCTACTAAAAAGAATAACTACTTAAGCCAGAAAAACAACCCATTTAATGGAACTGAATTTGAGGATTTCTTTAAAAACATGTTTAGTGGGGGTCAAAGACCACAAAGTCCAAGAAAAAATGCCGATAAGATTGTCAAACTAAACCTCACACCGATAGATTCGTATAAGGGTGTGGAGAAAGACTTAAACTTCCAACGAAACCATCCGTGTGGTGATTGTAGGGGTAGTGGTGGTGATAGAGTCACGTGTCATCACTGTCAAGGTCAAGGATTCACTACTCAAGTTATGGGTTCAGGATTCTTACAACAAGTTGTTAGACGTGGATGTGGACACTGTGGTACGACAGGTTCAATCCTAACAAAATATTGTAATTCATGTAGTGGTGTTGGTACCAAACCAAAATTTGAAACCATTAAAATTACCATCCCAAAGAATGTTGATGACGGTCAGTTCCTACGTATTTCTCAAAAGGGTGATTTCTCATATGGTTTCTATGGTGATTTGATAATTCAGGTTGTTATGGACAACACAAAAGAGTTTCAAAAGATGGGTAATGATTTGATTTATAATTTAGAGTTCAATTATGATGAACTTAAAAATGATGTATATCATATCCCACACCCTGATGGTGATATTAAAATTCCGTCACCAAATGAATTTGATACAAACAAACCTTTAAGACTTAAAGGTAAAGGTTACCCAACAGGGGATATGTATGTCAAATTGAGAGTTAAGTTCAACAAATCTGATTTGAATTCTAATTGATGGTATTTATGATTGTATGAAAACAATCAACGAGGGTTCCAAAAGAGTTAAGTTAAATCAAAGAACCATATCCGACATCAAAAATGTTATTGATGTTATTTGGAAAGACTATGAAGACTTGGATGATGAAAATCCGTTGAAAGGTACAATTTATGTCAATGACCCATCGGGTGCTGAGTTTGATATACCAGTTTATTATTTAAGTGACTTTAGTGAACAGGGGGCAGTTTTTCAACACGACCCAACCAAACCACGTTCTTTAGATAACCTTTTTATGGTTGTCAATCCTGATAAAGTTTTAATACCAAATAAGAAGTCCCTATACAATGTAATCTATCACGAAATTCAACACGTTAATGATTTGAACACGACTCTTTATTTAAGTCCTAAACAAATAGAAAAATATAAAAGTGCTGGTAGTGATGAATATTGGGGGCATGATTTTGAATTTAGAGCGTACAGTAATGAAATCTTAGAGGGGATTGTCAATGAGTATAAAAGTCTTTTAGGTGTTAAAACAAAACAAGAGTTACTCAACAGTTTAAAATCCTTGGTGAAATATTTTGCAGCTAAAGGTGAGGCTGATGAGATTGCTAAAAATGTTCTGTTAGATATTTCATCAGAATCCTTAGATGAAGAGTTACCACACGTAATTCAAGTTTTAATGCTCATCAAGACAAACAACCCTAAAATGTGGGGGGAATTTCTTAAGATGTTGTATTCAACCGTAATTGAAATTTCTACGGATATTAAAAATTATAAGACTGGCAATGAACTTAAAGAAGACAGTAAGTTCAAGAAACCAAGAAAGTATGGTAAGTCATATTGTGAAAAAACCCCATGTGGGGACATGGGGTTCAGTCAAAAAGCCTCTTGTAGACCTTATAAGAACTGTTATGACTAATTACTTATTGTTTTGGATTCTTCTATAATCCTCCTCAGTAATAGTGGTTCTTGATACAATTACGTAAAAATCACCGTTTCGTTCAACCCAACGTTCTCTGTGAATTGGTCGCACTGGAGACATCACTTCTGTATTGTGTTGTCTTTTGTGTTTCTTCTTTCCTTTTCCGCCTTGAGCGAATGATGGTAATATCATTAATCCCATCATCATAACCAAAAATATTTTTTTCATGTGTTTATAGATTTATTGGTTTATGAAAAGTGTTAACACTCTCTTAACATAAATATAACATTTACTACACATAATACAAGTCAGATGAAAAATTTAACATTGGAAACTTGCTTTTGGTTTTTTGTTAGATAAATTTGATTTTTGACGCACTTTTATTATATTTTGTAATATTTATACTATATGACAAAAATTGGAAGACCTAATAAAGAAGATAAAGATAAAAAAGTAAAATACGGAATTAGTATTGATAAACATCTTTTTGACAAATTAAAAAACGAAAAAGTTAGTATATCTAAATTCATTCAAAACTTAGTTAAAGAATATTATGAGAAAATATAATTTTAATGAGTGTTTTTTTCATGATTTAAATGAAAAATCGGCGTATTGGTTGGGGTTTTTATATGCCGATGGTTACGTAAGAATGAAAGATGGTAAAAGTGGTGAGATAAAATTAAAACTAAAAAATACTGATAAAAACCACATTGAAAAATTTCTTAAAGACATAGAATGTGAAAAACCAATAAAATGTGGTGTTGACGGTAAATCTGAATATTGTATGGTTACGTTATATTCAAATTTATTAGTTAATAAACTATTTGAGTTAGGATGTGTTAATAATAAAACTCAAAAAATATTGTTACCAAAATTAGATGAGCCACACATGTCTCATTTTATTAGGGGATATTTTGACGGAGATGGAAGTATTCACAAAGTAAAAAACAGAACTAATTCATTTTCTGTTAGTATATGTTCAAATAATAATTTCAATGATGATATAGTTAATTTTTTTGGATATGGTAAATCGTATAAATATGAAAATTATTCTATCGTAAAAATTAGTAAAATTATGGATATTATGAAATTTAGAGATTATATTTACTCAAACGCGGTGACCTTCTTAGAAAGAAAATTTATAAAATTCAAACAAATAATATAAAATGGCATTATCATATATTGGTGGAAAATCTAAAATAGGTAAATGGATTGTACCATTTATTCCTAAAGACATTGAAACATATGTTGAACCTTTTTCAGGTATGTTTTGGGTATTTTTTAATATGGAATTAAAAGAATACCCTAATTTAAAGAAAGTTGTTTATAATGACTTTAATCCTCTTAATTACAATTTATTTCAGTGTTTAAGTAATCCTGATAAATTATTAAAAGAATGTGAAAAAATAGAAGTCCAAAAAAAAGGTGTAACACCAACTAATTCTATTTGCGAACAACAATTTGTAAGTTTTCAAATCGAAATATTTGCTAAAAATTTTATTATAAAACAATTTGATTATGAGGTTGCTGCTAAATATGCTTATGTAATATCTCAAGTATTTTCAGGTGCAAATCCTGAAAAATCAAAATTTATTGATTTAAAAGGTAAATACCATTCAAAATTCACTTCTTTCAAAAATAAATTAAGTAAACCAATTTGGATTGAACATTTTTTGAAAATAACCCATATTGAAAATATGGATTTTCAAACTGTTATTGAAAAATATGATTCACCCGAAACATATTTTTACACAGACCCACCATATTATATTGTTGGCGAAGGTTCATATTATTCTAATCATGACTTTGATAGGAAAGACCACGAAAGATTGGCAAATGTTCTCCAAAAAGTTCAAGGTAAGTTCTCGTTGTCTTACTATGACTTTGAATTATTACACGATTGGTTTCCTGAAAACCAATATCGTTGGGTAAAAAAAGAGTTTGCCAAAGCGGCAGCGGCAAAAAAAGGTAAAACACAAAATATGGGAGAAGAGTTATTAATAATGAATTATTAATATTTCTTGTAAGGTTGTATATTTATTATTAAACATAATAACGATGAAATTCACGTCAGTATTAAAACAAATAATTTTAGAACAGTCAAGATTTGAAATCTTGATGAACAAGTATGTAAAACCTAATAAAAAGGGTGAGAACGTTATTGCTCCAAAAATGAAAAAAGATGAGCTTTACAAACTTATCAATGCCGACCCTACATCAAGATTGAATAATGTTAATTTAGACAATGCAACTAAAGAAGAATTGGAAAAGGTTAAAGTTGGTGAATACACACCGTGGTTAATCAAACAATATTTAAATCCTACAACAGAACGTGCATTTGGTGATTATGGTTTTGACCAGGAAGTAAAGGTCATGAAAGACCGTTTCATGGAAGACCTTTATAAGGTTACTGATGACTTGAAAAAGTTTCACAGATTTAAGGGTAGAGTTCCTGTTGAACAAAGAGATATTAATAAATTGAGTGTGGATGCATTATATGATGCGATTAAGGACTTTGATTTAACTTTGGCGGTAACAACAAAGGCTGAAAGAAAGAGTCTTCCTGTTCACCCTGGTGCTGACTCAAGTTATGATGGTGAAACATGGAAAGTTGTAAAAATTGAAGATAAGGGTGAAAGAGGTAAAGAAGCTGCATGTTTCTATGGTGGTAATCAACAAGAGACGAGATGGTGTACTTCTGCACCTGGTTTAAGTTGGTTTAACAATTACATCAAGGACGGACCTTTATATGTTGTGTACAATCCAAATGACCCTAAGATATCTGCACAAACAGGATTACCAATTGAAAGATACCAATTTCACTTCCCTTCTAATCAGTTTATGGATAAAGATGATAGAAGTGTTAATTTGGTGGACTTATTAAACGGTCCTATGGCAGAACTTAAGCAATACTTCAAACCTGAATTTGCAAAAGGTTTGACGGCAGGTTCTGGTAAAGATTTGAAGATTGATGGATTTGGTTCAGGTTCTGTTGGTAAGTTTGTAGGTCTTTATGGATTGGAAGAATTGTTTAATTCATTACCTGATACATTAGAACAAATCAAAATTAAGAATAAAGACAACGCTGGTACTATTATCACTATCCCACCTTCAATTACAAGGTTCAAAAATCTTAAACACTTGGTGTTGGTAAATTGTATTAATAATGTACCTGATTACATTTGTCAGTTGAACAACTTGAATATTTTAGGTGTTATGAGTAATCCTCAACTAACAAGTCTACCTGAATGTTTAGGAACCATGGAAAACTTGGAATTCATTAACTTTAAGGACACAGGAGTATCTGCACCAAAGTCATTAGAGGCGAATGGTTGGTCTGAAATGGAAACAGGTATGTGGGATAAGTTCTCACAAGATGATGAAGTCTAATATTTGATTTTTGTATTATGAACGTAGATGTTCAAATCTATTTATCTGAATTTAAAAGGTTCTTTAATCAGAACCCTGATGATTTGGCAAATCTCATACCTTTAAATCTAAAAGATGATTTTTATGAAAAGGTCAGGGAGGTTGCAGATTCTAACGTTGAAGATGGTAGAGAAATATCTCTTACTCAAAAACAACTTATTGACATTTGTGTAATGATTAATGGTGGTTCTAAAAAGAAATCAAAAATTGAGTCATTCATACTTGAAACAAAATTCGGAAATATTTTCCTAAACTAAGTTTTTCATTTAATTTTTTAATTTAAATTTAACAGTATGTTTCCAAAACACCATTTCGTTGTACGAAAAATTGAAGAGTCTACCGATAAAATATTTTCGGTGATAAGAAGTATAAATTGTGGTTTACCAAATACAGACAATGGTAAAATTACCTGTCTTTATTTTGATAAGGTTCACACTTCAGAGGAATATCGTGAGATTATTTACAAGACCATCAACGGATTTATATTACATTACGTAAGAGGTGGGGGTCCGACATATACTATGGATATTTATTTTTATCCTGAACAAACAACAGATGTAAATTTCTTTATTAAAAGTCTAATAACAAAAAAAAATACAAATATTTAAAATTATGAAACAACTTACCGCAGAGGAGATTAAAGTAAAAATTGCAAACAAAGAGACTTTCTTTTTGGATATGTACGCCACTTGGTGTGGACCATGTAAAGTATTAATGGGTAACATGCAAAAACTTGCAGACAGTGGTCAAGAACTCCCAATGGAGATGTTCAAATATGATGTGGACTCAAACCGTGAATTAACATCAGAGATGGGAATCCGTTCAGTACCCACAGTAAAAATTTTCAAAGATGGTGAAGTAGTTAAAACTAATTCAGGAGTTTTGACACAACAACAGATAATGGAACTTATGGGACAGTATTAATGACTACGGTTGTTGTTTATACTATGAAGGGATGTCCTTTCTGCACGGAGTTTAAGGACTTACTTAAAGAAAATAAGATTAAGTTTGTTGACAGAGATATTGACAAATATTCGGAAGAGTATGATTTATTTATTAAAGCCACTGAAAATGAATACATACCTGCTTTAATGATAATTAAAGATGGTGGTGAAAAACGTAAATCATTTTTATACGCACCCGAAAGAGATTATAATGAGCTCACCGAGGCATTGGACATAGTAAAAAAACATTTAATAAAATAATTTAAGGATGGGTGACCATCCTTTTTTATTTTATTGTTTTTTCCTTGATTTGTTTTAGAACTCATTGTATTTATAGAGAGTATAAAATCCAAAGATGCCTAAAAATATTACTATTTATCCCGATGGGGATGGAGCAAGTATAACAGTTCCTTATTTTTATTTTGATGGTGGAACTGCATCAATGACTGGTCGTGTGCTTGCAACAGGTGGAGCCACAACGAGTTTTCAATGGATTGTCGGTGCTAACACAATATTCAAATTATCTGATACTGAATTCACAGTTAGAAATCTTAATGTTACAGATAATCTATCTGTCAATGGTGTCCAAGTTTTAAATGGTACTAAAGGATGGGTAGGTCCCACAACAAATATTGTTGGCGCTCAAGGTGCTACGGGTAATACAGGTGCTCAAGGTAATACAGGTAATATTGGTGCTCAGGGTAAGGTGGGCGATACGGGTGCTCAAGGAAACGTTGGAGCTCAAGGTGCTCAAGGTAATACAGGACATACAGGTGCTCAAGGAGCTACGGGTAATACAGGTGCTCAAGGTAACATTGGTAATACAGGTGCTCAAGGAGCGGTAGGACCAACGGGTGCACAGGGTAATATAGGTGCTCAAGGTGCAATCGGTAATATTGGACCAACGGGTGCGGTAGGACCAACGGGTGCACAGGGTAATATAGGGGCTCAAGGAGCTCAAGGACTTACAGGAGCTCAAGGACCACAAGGTGCTCAAGGTAACGTAGGAGCACAAGGTAACACAGGTGCTCAAGGAGCCATAGGTAACACAGGTGCTCAAGGAGCCATAGGAGCTCAAGGTAAAATTGGTAACCAAGGTGCTCAAGGAGACCAAGGGGCTCAAGGTAAACAAGGTTCTACGGGCAATACAGGTGCTCAAGGTTCTACGGGTAATGCAGGTGCACAAGGTAATACAGGTGCTCAAGGACCTATTGGTCCTCCGGGTGCTACGGGTAATACAGGTGCTCAAGGCAATACCGGTGCTCAGGGTAATAAAGGTGCTCAAGGAGCTACGGGTAATACAGGTGCTCAAGGGGCTCAAGGTAATACGGGACATACAGGTGCTCAAGGAGCTACGGGTAATACCGGTGCTCAAGGAGCTCAAGGTAATATAGGACATACAGGAGCACAAGGAGCCACGGGTAACACGGGTGCACAAGGTAATATAGGAGCACAAGGTGCAGTAGGACCAACAGGGGCTACAGGACCGACCGGCTCCCAAGGTTCGACAGGTGCTCAAGGTGCTTTAGGACCACAAGGAAATACGGGACCACAAGGTGCTCAAGGACCACAAGGTGCTCAAGGTAATACCGGTGCTCAAGGAGCCACAGGTACCACGGGAGCATTTGGTAATGAAGGTGCTCAAGGTGCGGTAGGACCTCAAGGTAATACAGGACCACAAGGTGCTCAAGGTAATATAGGTGCTCAAGGTAATCTTGGACCCACAGGGAACACAGGACCAACAGGTTCTCAAGGTTCAACAGGAGCTCAAGGTCATACAGGTGCACAAGGTAATACAGGACCACAAGGTGCTCAAGGTAACACCGGTGCTCAAGGTAATCTTGGACCGACAGGAAACACAGGACCTACGGGTTCTCAAGGTAATACAGGAAGCCAAGGGTCAATTGGACCACAAGGACCTAAAGGTCCACAAGGAGCTCAAGGTTCAACGGGTGCTCAAGGTAATGTTGGACCACAAGGTGCCGTCGGACCACAAGGAGCTCAAGGTTCAACGGGTGCTCAAGGTAAAGTTGGACCACAAGGTGCCGTCGGACCACAAGGTTCTCAAGGTTCAACGGGTACTCAAGGTGCTATTGGACCACAAGGTGCTATTGGACCACAAGGAGCTAAAGGACCACAAGGTGCTCAAGGTAATACCGGAGCTCAAGGAGCAACGGGAAACACGGGTGCTCAAGGAGCTCAGGGTGGTACAGGGTCTATTGGACCTCAAGGAGCCACGGGTCCACAAGGTTCTCAAGGTTCAACGGGTGCTCAAGGACCAATAGGACCACAAGGAGCTACAGGACAAACAGGTGCATTTGGTAATGAAGGTGCTCAAGGGGCTGTTGGACCACAAGGAGCAACAGGACCTCAAGGTTCAACGGGTGCCCAAGGTAATACAGGTGCGATTGGACCACAAGGTTCTACAGGTGCTCAAGGTTCTCAAGGTGGTGCCGGTGCAACAGGAAATACAGGTGCACAAGGTGCTACAGGAAATACGGGTGCTCAAGGTAATGTTGGTGCTCAAGGTAATATAGGTCCGACAGGTGCTACAGGACCTGTAGGTTCACAAGGTAACGTAGGTGCTCAAGGACATACCGGTGCACAAGGTGCTACGGGTGGTGGAGGTTCCACAGGAGCTCAGGGTGCTACAGGTCATTCAGGAGCACAAGGTGCTACGGGTGGTGGAGGTTCCACAGGAGCTCAGGGTGCTACAGGTCACTCAGGTTCGCAAGGTGCAACAGGACCACAAGGTGCTCAAGGTAATACAGGTGCTACGGGTAATATAGGACCTCAAGGTAATACGGGTAATACCGGAGCCCAAGGTAATACTGGTGCTACGGGTAATCTTGGACCTCAAGGTTCCACAGGAGCTCAGGGTTCTCAAGGTGGTACAGGTTCTGTAGGTGCGGTTGGTCCTACAGGTGGTGGAGGTGCCACAGGTTCACAAGGCGCTCAAGGTGGTAAAGGACCGACAGGTAATACAGGTAATCTTGGACCTCAAGGTAGTACAGGTGCGACAGGTGCTCAAGGAGGTTTTGGACCTACAGGAGGACAAGGGGCACAAGGAGGTACAGGAATTAGTCCTGGTGCTCAAGGTGCAACAGGAGGACAAGGTGCTCAAGGTCCTGAGGGATTACCATCACAAGGTTCACAAGGTGCTCAAGGTGTTGCAGTTGCTGGTCCTACAGGTGCTCAAGGTACTCAGGGTGGTGTGGGTGTTCCTGGTGCTCAAGGAGCTCAAGGGGCTCAAGGACAAACAGGAGGTCAAGGTTTTCAAGGGGCTCAAGGTGCAACGGGTATAACAGGTCCTCAAGGTGCTCAAGGTGCCCAAGGTGATACAGGTCCACCATCAGGACCTACATGTTATAATTTGGGTATGCATGAGCTTTATATGGATTGTACTTTAACTAATCAGGTTGGTTCTTATACTGTTTATTCATCTACAATGAACCCACAATGTTTGTCTAATGATTCTGTATATGATAGGGGTGATTGTAATAGTTGTGACCCCTTCTTTGGAGGTGCATTTATGTCGTTTGGTGAGGCTCAAGTGAACCCTGAATGTATATTAATGTGTTGTGATGACTCATCAGATTTAAGACTTAAAAACGAAGTTATAACTTTAGAGGGTTCATTAACAAAATTGATGATGTTACAACCTGTTGAATTTGATTGGACCGAAGATACTCCTGAATACAATTATTATTTAGAAAATAACAAAACACACTCTTTAGGGTTTGTTGCTCAACAAGTTAGAGAACACATCCCTGAAGTAGTAAAAATGAGAGATAATGGATTTTATTATATCCTTTATCCCCAACTTAATGCATATTTAGTTGAAGGTATTAAAGAACATCAAAATAACATTGCATCTGTTGATGAAAGATTAACTATGTTAGAGGAATATATTGAGAATTACTAATGGCTAATGATATTATAATATACCCTTCAGGTAACACCTTTTCAGGTGGAGTACCTTTTATTATTTATGAGGATGCCACTGGTAATCAGTTGGTTCAAAAAGTTAATGCTAATGGTGATTTAACATTCTCATCATCCACGGATTCTTCTGTAGGTAGTATTGGTACTCAAGCAGTCACTTCTAATGGTTTTTCTGTTAATGACATAAGTAATGGTGAAGGTATTTATGCGTGGGATGGTAGTTCATCGTATGTTCAGATTATTAACTATCTTGGAGAATGGATAGGTTCACAAGCCAATATTAAAGGAGCTCAAGGAGCTCAAGGTACTCAAGGACCAACGGGTGCTCAAGGGGCTCAAGGAGGTCAAGGTCCTCAAGGGGCTCAAGGTACACAAGGTGGACAGGGAGCCCAAGGTACGCAAGGTGGACAGGGTGCCCAAGGGGCTAACACAGGGGCTCAAGGAGTTCAGGGTACACAAGGTGCTCAGGGTGCTCAGGGTGCGAACACAGGAGCTCAAGGTAATACAGGAGCTCAAGGTGCTCAAGGTGCTCAAGGAACTCAAGGTGCTCAAAGTTCAGTCCAAGGTGCCCAAGGAAAAACGGGTGCACAAGGTGCTCAAGGAACTCAAGGTGCTAATAGTACCACTCAAGGAGCTCAAGGTAATACAGGTGCTCAAGGTACTCAAGGAGCTCAAGGAGCTCAAGGTGCTAGCACGGGTGCTCAAGGTAACACAGGTGCTCAAGGAGCACAAGGTAGTCAGGGAACTGCAAGTAATGTAATCGGACCAACAGGTGCACAAGGTTCTCAAGGACCGATAGGTGCTCAAGGTGCTCAAGGTGCAAACACAGGAGCTCAAGGTGCCCAAGGTGCTCAAGGAGCACAAGGTACTCAGGGTGGTACGGATGATACTCCTGGTGCTCAAGGTGGACAAGGAGCTCAAGGTGGACAAGGGGCTCAAGGAGCACAAGGTGCTAGTACGGGTGCTCAAGGTGGACAAGGAGCTCAAGGACCTAAAGGTGCTCAAGGTGCTCAGGGTGCTAACACAGGTGCACAAGGTGCTCAAGGTGCTCAGGGACCAACAGGTTCTCAAGGAGCACAAGGTGCTAACACAGGTGCACAAGGTGCTCAGGGTGCCCAAGGTACTCAAGGTTCTGTGGGTGCTCAAAGTTCGGTTCAAGGTGACCAAGGAGCTACAGGCAAACAAGGTGCTCAAGGTGCTCAAGGTGCTCAAGGTGGTGTTACAGGTGCTCAAGGTAGTACGGGTGCACAAGGAGCTCAAGGATTTCAAGGAGCTCAAGGTGCTAATACAGGTGCTCAAGGAGCCGTCGGAAAACAAGGTGCTCAAGGAGCTCAAGGTGCTCAAGGTGGTGTTACGGGAGCTCAAGGAAAAACAGGTGCTCAAGGTGCTCAAGGAGCTCAAGGTGCTCAAAGTTCTGTTCAGGGTGCTCAAGGAGCTACGGGTAATACAGGTGCTCAAGGTGCTCAAGGAGCTCAAGGTGCTTCTCAAGGTGCCCAAGGTAATACAGGAGCTCAAGGAGCTCAAGGTGCTCAAGGTGCTCAAAGTTCTGTACAGGGTGCACAAGGTGCTACAGGTAATACCGGTGCCCAAGGTAATATAGGTGCTCAAGGAGGAACCGCAGGAGCTACGGGAGTTACAGGTGCTCAAGGAGGACAAGGTGCTCAAGGGGCTCAAGGTGGAGTCACAGGTGCTCAAGGTGCAACAGGTAATACAGGTGCTCAAGGGGCTCAAGGAGCTCAAGGTGGAACCACGGGAGCACAAGGTGCGACGGGTAATACAGGTGCTCAAGGTAGTACAGGTGCTCAAGGTGGAACTACGGGAGCTCAAGGAGCGACAGGTGCTCAAGGTGGTCAAGGGGCACAAGGTGCTCAAGGTGCTAATACGGGAGCCCAAGGGGCTCAAGGAGCTCAAGGTACTCAAGGTAGCACAGGTGCTCAAGGTGGTAATACAGGTGCTCAAGGAGCGACAGGTAATACAGGGGCTCAAGGTACTCAGGGTCCTCAAGGAGCAATTACAGGTGCTCAAGGTGCTGTTGGTAAACAAGGTTCCCAAGGAGCACAAGGTGCTCAAGGTGGAGTTACGGGTGCTCAAGGAAAAACAGGTGCTCAGGGTTCACAAGGAAATACTGGTGCTCAAAGTAGTGTCACGGGTGCTCAGGGTTCACAAGGTGGTGGTGGTTCAACAGGTGCTCAAGGTGCCCAAGGAGCTAATACAGGGGCTCAGGGTGGACAAGGGGCTCAGGGTGGACAAGGAGCTCAAGGTGCTCAAAGTTCGGTCCAAGGTGACCAAGGAGCTACGGGTAAACAAGGTGCTCAAGGAGCCCAAGGTGCTCAAGGAGCTAGTACCGGTGCTCAAGGTAATACAGGTGCCCAAGGTGCACAAGGTTCACAAGGAGCTCAAGGTGCTAGTACCGGTGCACAAGGTAACACAGGTGCCCAAGGGGCTCAGGGTTCACAAGGGGCTCAAGGTGCTAGTACAGGTGCACAAGGAGGTCAAGGTTCCCAAGGAGGACAAGGTGCTCAAGGAGCTCAAAGTTCTGTACAAGGTGCACAAGGAGGTCAAGGTTCTCAAGGAGGTCAAGGAGCTCAAGGTGCTCAAAGTAGTGTCACCGGTGCTCAAGGTTCACAAGGTGGTGGAGGTTCAACAGGAGCTCAAGGTGCTCAAGGTTCTACTCAAGGTGCAACAGGTGCTCAAGGTAATACAGGAGCTCAGGGAGCTAATAGCACAACTCAAGGAGCCCAAGGTGCTCAAAGTTCGGTACAAGGGGCTCAAGGAGCCCAAGGAACTCAAGGTGCTGCGTCATCCACACAAGGTGCTCAAGGAGCCGCGGGAAATACAGGAGTTGCAGGAAACCAAGGGGCTCAAGGAACTACAGGTGTTCTTGGTGCCACAGGTCCTCCAACACCAGGTGCTCAAGGTGCTCAAGGTCCAAAAGGGCCGGCAGGTGCACAAGGTTCTCAAGGTGCCACTGGTACAAAAGGACCGAGTGGTAACGGAGCTCAAGGAGCCGAGGGTTCTCAAGGCCAAAGAGGACCGCAAGGAGGTACAGGTGCTCAAGGTGGTAAAGGACCACAGGGTACTCAAGGTGCTAAAGGTGCTCAAGGACCACCATCAGATGCCAGATATAAAACAAACATTAAACCTCTTACAGACGTTAGACAAAACATTGTTAGCATGAGAGGTGTTAAATTTGATTGGGTTGAGGACATTCCTCAATTGTCAGATTATTTACCAGAACACAAATACCTAATTACAGGTGTAAACCTTGGATTTATTGCTCAAGAAATTGAAGAAAAATATCCAGATTTAGTTTGGACAGATAAATATGGTTATAAGAATTTACAATATGAGCTATTGGTTTCGGTTGGCATATCGGCATTAATTGAAAACCAAAAAAGAGTTGAAGTATTGAATAATTTTCTTAAAGATTTAAGTATAAAAATAGGTGGCTAAGGATATCGTTATATTACCAGGTAGTGCAACTGTTGAGTTGTATGATACAAATAATACTAAGGCAACTTGGGTTTACTCCAGTGCTGTACTTGATTGGAAAGTTAGTACTACTGTTTATTTTAAAGTTATTAATACCTCACCTAAATTTAGGTTATTTTTTAACAATCTTTATGTTTTTAGTACTATTGCAACAACTGCAGGTACTGTAGTTAATAATGCTCTTTGGGCTGGCACAACAAATACCGGACCAACAGGTGCTCAGGGTGCTGCGGGTGCTCAGGGAACTCAAGGAGGTCAAGGAAAACAAGGTGATTTTGGGTCTACAGGTCCACAAGGTTCGGTTGGTTCACAAGGTGCAACAGGTAATGTTGGTTCTCAAGGAGGACAAGGTGCCCAAGGTGGAAAAGGACCTCAAGGTTCACAAGGTACTCAGGGAGGGCAGGGTTCTCAAGGGACTCAAGGTTCACAAGGTGCTGTTGGTGGTGTAGGTTCACAAGGTGCTCAGGGAGGACAGGGTTCTCAAGGAGGACAAGGAGCTCAAGGTACTCAGGGAGGACAGGGTTCTCAAGGAGGACAAGGAGCTCAGGGTGTTCAAGGTTCTCAGGGTAATACAGGTTCACAAGGTTCTCAAGGAGGACAAGGTTCTCAAGGAGGACAAGGTTCTCAGGGTAATACAGGTGCTCAAGGTGCGGTAGGCGCTGATGGTGTTCAAGGTTCACAGGGTGCTGTTGGACCTGTAGGTTCTCAAGGTACTCAAGGAGGTCAAGGTTTTCAAGGAGGACAAGGAAGTCAAGGTAATGTAGGTCCTCAAGGTGCTAAAGGTGCTCAGGGTGTTCAAGGTCCTATTGGTGCTCAAGGTAATACAGGTTCACAAGGTTCTCAAGGAGGACAAGGTTCGCAAGGTGCCGTTGGTTCACAAGGAGCGACAGGTAATCAAGGTGCTCAAGGGGGACAAGGTTCTCAAGGTGCCGTTGGTTCACAAGGAGCAACAGGTAATCAAGGTGCTCAAGGGGGGCAAGGTTCGCAAGGTGCCGTTGGTTCGCAAGGTGCCGTTGGTGCTCAAGGTTCTCAGGGAGGAAAAGGTGCTCAAGGTTCGCAAGGAGTACAAGGTTCCCAAGGAGCGGTTGGAGCTCAAGGAGGACAGGGTACTCAAGGAGGACAAGGTTCACAAGGTAGTCCCGGTTCAGTTGGGGCTCAAGGAGGTCAAGGTGCTCAAGGTTCACAAGGAGGTCAAGGTTCCCAAGGAGCAGTTGGGGCTCAAGGAGGACAGGGAGCTCAAGGAGGACAGGGTACTCAAGGTAATACAGGTTCACAAGGAGCTCAAGGTGGTCAAGGTGTTCAGGGAACTCAGGGAGGACAAGGTGCTCAAGGAGCAACAGGTTCTCAAGGAGGACAAGGTGCACAAGGAACTCAAGGTACTCAAGGTAATACAGGTTCACAAGGAGCTCAAGGGGGTCAAGGAGTTCAAGGTTCACAAGGAGGACAGGGTGCTCAGGGTGCTCAAGGGGCTCAAGGAGGTCAAGGAGTACAGGGAGCTCAAGGTTCCCAAGGTAACACAGGTTCACAAGGTTCACAAGGAGGACAAGGTGCTCAGGGTACCCAAGGAGGACAAGGTGCTCAAGGAGCTACAGGTTCACAAGGAGGGCAAGGCGCTCAGGGTACTCAAGGAGGACAAGGTGCTCAGGGAGGACAAGGTGCTCAGGGAGGACAAGGTACTCAAGGAGGACAAGGTTCGCAAGGAGCGGTTGGTTCACAAGGCTCACAAGGAGGACAAGGTTCTCAAGGAGCTGTCGGTTCGCAAGGAGCTACTGGTAATCAAGGGGCTCAAGGAGGACAAGGTTTCCAAGGTGCTCAGGGTGGTCAGGGTGCTCAAGGTTCGTTAGGTGCTGTTGGTAGCCAGGGTGCTCAAGGTTCACAAGGTACTCAAGGAGGACAAGGTGCTCAGGGTTCTCAAGGAGGTCAAGGAGCTCAAGGAGGACAAGGTTCACAAGGTGGTGCGGGGGCACAAGGTTCACAAGGAGGACAAGGTTCTCAGGGTGGTGGTGGTTCCACAGGTGCTCAAGGTTCACAAGGTTCACAAGGAGGACAAGGTTCGCAAGGTGGTACTGGTGGTGGAGGTGCCACAGGTTCACAAGGTTCTCAAGGTGGTAAAGGAGCTCAAGGTTCTCAAGGAGGTCAAGGAGCTCAAGGTTCTCAAGGGTCTACAGGAGGTCAGGGTTCACAAGGAGGACAAGGTTCACAAGGAGGTAAAGGTGCCACAGGTCCGACAGGAGGACAAGGTTCTCAGGGAGGACAAGGTTCTCAAGGAGGTAAAGGTGCCACAGGTCCGACAGGAGGTCAAGGTGCACAAGGTGGTACTGGTGGTGGAGGTGCCACAGGTTCACAAGGTTCTCAAGGAGGACAAGGTTCACAAGGTGGCGGTGGAGGTAAAGGTGCCACAGGTTCGCAAGGTTCTCAGGGAGGACAAGGTTCTCAGGGTGGTGGTGGTTCCACAGGTGCTCAAGGTTCACAAGGTTCACAAGGAGGACAAGGTTCGCAAGGTGGTACTGGTGGTGGAGGTGCCACAGGTTCACAAGGAGGACAAGGTGCTCAGGGTACACAAGGGGGACAAGGTTCTCAGGGTGGAGGTGGCTCAACAGGTGCTGCGGGTGGCCAAGGTTCACAAGGACCACAAGGTGCTCAAGGACCACAAGGAGGACAAGGAGCTCAAGGTGCTGTTGGTTCGCAAGGTGCTCAAGGTTTCCCTTCTGAAGGAGCTGGTGCTCAAGGAGCTCAAGGTGCTCCAAATCCGACTACAGGTTCACAAGGTGCTCAAGGTTCTCAAGGACCTGGTGCTGGAGGCGCTCAAGGTGCTACAGGGGCTCAAGGAAAGGCGGGCAGTGGTTTTGGCGCTCAAGGTGCTACAGGGGCTACAGGTTCTGCAGGACCACAAGGTGCTCAAGGTGCTACAGGACCTAAAGGACCATCTGATATTAGATTAAAGACAAATATCGAACCTATTGAATCTGCACTTGAAAGTTTAATTAAAATTCGTGGTGTTGAATTCTATTATAATTGGGATGATAAAGAAAAACTTGGACACAAAAACATTGGTTTCATTGCTCAAGAAGTTTTACCATATTTCCCTGAACTTGTATTCGGTAGTGAAGAGACCAACTACACCATGAAGTACAAAGAGATGATTGCCGTGTGTATTGAGGCTTTGAAAGAGCAAGAAGTCATTATCAATTCAATTGAAGACAGAGCTCAAAAACTTGTAGTAAAGGCGAAAGAAAAAAGATTACTTTAAGAAATGTAATCGTTGTAAAGAGAATTGATATTTTGTTTGGTTTCAGTCCAATCTGCATATTCAGGTACTCTAACTCTTAAACACTCATGTGTATCATCAATTATATTAATAATATTACCCCAATACTCCAAGGTTCTATCTTTATATCTAAGATTATCTTCAAGATAATCTTTTACAATTGACTCTAAATCTATAAAAGGTATTTGAAATTTTTGGGTAAATTTATTTTTATCATAAGGGGAAGGTGTTTGAGTCCATTCACCATTACCTTCAAATATAGAATCAAGTTCACTCCAAATAGATTCGTAGAGTTCATCTTCATATGCCACATTATAGGCACTCCAGTATAAACTCACCAACTCACTTTCTAAATCATCGGGTAAGATTTCTTTAATAGATTTTTTATCATTGATTATTCTACTTAATGTTTCAGTGTCTAAAGATACATACTCATCATGACCTTGAGACGATGCAATTTCTTTTAGTAAATCTGTTGATGGTAAGATTTCTTCATCTTTCAATTCCTCTAATAATCTTTCAATTAAAGTTTGTTTGTTTTGGTCGTTTAAATCATCAATTACGTTGTCATAGACATCTATTCCTGAATCCCAATAATCAGAACTATCATATTCACCTGACAATATAGATTCTATTGTGTTACGACCAATATCTCTATCATCACAATAAAGTTTGGATAAATCCCCTCTATCAGATGTTATAAAATACCATTTACCATCAATGTATGTTACATCGGATAATTTATCTTCAATAAGTTTACGGAAAATTTCTGGTTTGTTATTAGAAACCCACAGAATGTAATCGTTTTCATAATCGTTATGATTATAATCATCGGCAATTATCTCTTCAAATTTACCTTTTTTATTAACATAATTAAAAAATGTGTTGACATCCCCATTAAATGCGGTTTCTAAAAGGTCATAATCACCTTCATTAAAATCTTGAATTACTAAGTCAATAAACGCCATATTTTCATAAATATAAAAAAAGGGTAGATTTCTCTACCCTTCACTAAAAAACATCTCAGATTAGTTTATTTCTTTACGTAATACTTTTCTACTGTTCTTTTAATGGCATCTTTGATGTTTTCATTAACAGGTTGAGCCTGGGGTTTAACCACTGGCGCTTGAATCTGATTTGTGTTAGTGTTGTTTTTGTTTTTACAGCCGCATCCACCCATAATTTGTTAGTTTTAAATTTAGTTTATTATTTTGAATTTATGTTTATAACAAGTTTTTCTTATGGAACCGTTGTAACCATTATTAACTTTTTTCTCTCTTAATGAGTTTGAGATTTTCATTCTAACATTTCTTGGACTACCATTGGTAAATCCATTCATTATTAAATAGTTTGCGCCATCAACTAATGATTCAAAAATAAATGACTCGTTAGTTTCAATATTTGTTAATGAATATTTATCAAAATTTCCGTTTTTTTCTAAATTATATTTTGATAATTTAATTTTAACTTCATCATTGTAGGTATTTCGTCTAAACTCATTTACGATAGCTAAATTGTAACCAAAACGACTATCGTTTGAATTATAATAATTAATATAATAATTTTCTTTATCAATCAATTTAAAAGACTCACAATACTCAATAACTTCAAATTTAAAACTATCTTTACCGTGTTTAGTATATGACTTTTGAATGTAAGAATTATCATGTAAACCTTTATCCAACATCCAAAAATGTTTGTACTCCCTTTTAGATAAATTCAAACTACTACCAATATAAACTTTATTGGTTACTACATTAGTTATTTTATAGATACCACAATTCACGAGTTTATCTAAATTAAAGGTTTATTGACTATAAATATAGACATCTCCGAATATTTATCAATTGTAATGAGTTCAGAAGTAAATAATATCAGTGCGGAATTAAGAAGAGACAAGGACCTTTGGAAATTGGGACCTGATTGTCCTAAAGAAGGGTTAATGGCGCACGCTTTATTTGACCATTTGGTCTATAGTAATGAGATAAATGCGTTGGATGAACAAGGTAAAGAAAGAAAAAGACAACTTGAGTTAAGAAAAAGTCAAATTGAAGATGAAATGCAAAATGACACCCAAGGGTTAAAGACTAGTTTACAACAACAGTTAGAACAAATTGATGAAGAGTTATCTGAGTTTAATGATTATTATGATGTGTATGATATCATCCCAAAAAATGAAGAATTCTATAGTAATATGGAAATTTTTGAAACTTCATGGGATAATAGCCAATATGCTATAGGTAATGAAAAAGAAGTGAAGTGGTCTGCTGAGGAATACGCAAAAGAAATGATTGAGAGTGAAGGTATAAATTTTTTCTCAAACAATTTTCTTGAAAATTATATTGATGATGATAGTGTTCAAAGATATGCTGAGGACATGTATAATGACTTGATTTACCAAGACCCTGAAAGTTGGTTGGACAAGTCACAAAGAGAAACTTCATATGTTCAAGATAATGAAATAAAGTATTTGAATTATCAGATTGAAAAAGTTAGGGGTGAGATTGTTAATTTACAACAATTAATGGAAAAATCGCCAAGAGAATTACGTGGGGTATTTGAAAATAAAATATCCCAATTGGAAAATAATGCCATCTATGAGTTTGAGCAAAAGATAGAAGAAATAGAAGAAAGTCCCGAAGGTGATTTTCCTGATGATTTAATTAATCAAGTGATTGATGGGAGGGTAAGTGATGCTATGGACGATACTTTAAGTTTTATTAGGGAATGGGATTTAGGACTTTCATACTTTATTTATGAAGATGATTTGATTGAAGGGTGGATTGATAGTGATGGTTATGAGATAATGTCTCTTTATGATGGTAAAGTTGATGAACAAAAAGTAGAGGGTGTTTATTATTTTATCATAAGAGTTGAATAAATAAAATGGTGTTTTATTCTTATGTAAATGGCGAGGAAGAAAAAATCATTTAAATTAAATCCTGATTGGATGCTCTCGCAACCAATAGATTTTGAATATAACAAATATACCTTACTTAATTACATTCAAAAATGTGAGGAAAATTTTGACGAGTTTAAAATTTATCCTGATTTTGTTGAGTTGGCACTTCACTTAGCAAATGTTCAATCTTTAGTTAAAGAAAAAAGATTACTACAAACAAAAAAGAAATTTGAATCTTGTGATGATGAGATTCTTTTGAAAGAACTTCAACCACTTAAGTTACCCGAACTACAAGACAGTGATTTTGGTGAGTTAGAAAAGACATTGGTTTTTTCTGGTAACAGATTGATGGACACCTTTAATATTGGGAAGTCCATTTGGTCCATAGTATATGAATCAACAACCATCAATCTAAAGAAAAACAAAGACAACATGGGGGTTGGTCACGGATACATCTATTATCCCAACAAAAGTAAGAAACAAGTATTTTTGTGGGAGTATTCAATCAGAAAGATGAAAAGAACCAAATCAGACGCCAAGATTTATTTTGATATGGTATGGAGTGGTGACCCTCAAGGTCAACGAGTTACCACGTTAGTTAAAGATGCAACATCGTGGAAGGACTTGGTGGATTTCACCAAGTTACCGATATTTGAGGTAAATACCAATGAGAATTTTCCATTTGAACAGACTTTGGTTCCGATGTTAAAGAGAAAACTATTGGCGTATATCCTTCAAAGTGTTCCAAAAGAAGATTGGGAATCGTTTGACAGTTTAAAAATTATTTCCTAATTTTGTTTCATGGGATTCACAAAACGATTCGTAGACCAAAAGAAAGTGAAAGTTCATTTGGAAAATTCCGATTTGAAGACTTTGTTCTCTCCGAGGGTTGATGCTTTTATTTTTATGGATACCTTATCATCTGATGTTTTTAATCTATTTCAACAGGGTCATGATGAAACCCAAATCTTTTACACACTTAAAAAACAAAACCAAAATTTATTTCTATGAAATGTATTAAAACAACAAAACAATTCGGAAGGTATGCTCTCGGTCATATGCTTCGTGTATCTGACAAAGATGCTGACCAAAGAGTGTCCACAGGTTATTGGACCTTCATTCCAAAATCAGAGTTCAAGGGGTCTACCGGTGAAAAGGAAGTAATTCACGAAGAAGACACCAAGAAAAAGAAATCAAAAGAAGTAGAGAAGAAATCTTATGGAAGGAAAAAAACTAAATAGTTTACTCTCTAAACTACGTCAACCTCTACACATCTCCTACATTTCAAAATACATTTTGAAGGAAGATTTAGAGACAACACAAAAAGAATTGGATGACCTTGTTGAAGAAGGTTTGATAATAGAATCTCCATTGTCGTCAAAATATTATGTCGTTCAAACTGTACAAAATCAGAGCTAAGATTGCTCGTGAGACACATTTGAAATTTGGGGAAAAATACCTATATTCATATGTGAATGGTGAAAAGAATGGTTGGATGTCAATACTTGGATTTAAAGTAGGTTGGACAAAAGAACCTCTTTTTTCGGTTAGACATGGTTATACTAAATCAATTAAAATTAAAGATTATTATTTTACACTAAAATGAGTAATGAAATGGTAAATCACCCAGCTCATTATGGCGGTGAGGATAATGTGTATGAAGTTATCAAAGTAATTGAGGCGTGGGAACTTGACTTCCATCTTGGGAATACGGTGAAGTATATCTCAAGGGCTGGTAAGAAAGGTAGTGATAAAGAATTACAAGACTTAAAAAAGGCTCTTTGGTATCTTCAAAGAAAGATTGATAACATAGAAAATGCTGGTTGAGGCAAGATATAATTCAAACCACAAAAACGGAGACAGACCATGGAAAGTGTTTATTGATAAACAACTCTTAAAAGTTGATTCAATAGAATTTCTGTGTCAGATAAACTCTTCTATTGGGTATAGGGATGATGGTAGAGAAACAGGTCATATTACTTGTGATGCTAAAAAAATTACCCTTGAAGATTATTGTTTGGTTATTGAATAATGAAATATAAATTAGCAGCAAGAGGTTCAATTTTAGATGGTTGGGTAATACAATCCGAGGATAAAAAACTTTCCATCAACTGTGTTGAATTTGAAGTGTCGGTTAAAACAAAAACTTTTATTGATAATAATCAAGCTTGGTTGGAATTTGAAACAGAAAATCCTATTATTGTTAGGGGACATAAGGTAACAATATATTAAAATGACAGAAAATTATTTAGGAAAAATAGTAAACGGAGATTGTATTGAAGTGATGAAGACCATG